CGGCTTCTGCTCCTGCGGCAACCTGCTCCGCAATCGCTACCGCATCAGCGCCAGCAATGATGGCCGTTTGCTTTACGCGGGTGGTAGTGTCCAGCTCGTCAAACAACTTGCCCACCAGCCAATCAGCGTCGTCACCGCGTTTATCAGCGATCAGCGCGCGGTACACCGGCACGAACTCTGCGCCCTCGGGGAACTTGCCCAGAAACCAGCGGTAGCCATCGCTGCACGCTGCCCACGATTTCACGCGGTCTTTGGTGATCTGGATGTTGTTGGTGGTCGCGGTCGAATCAGCCATGCTGGCTCCTTGGGTTACGTTTTGCATTGCGCCTCCTGGGCGGGAAAAGAAAAAGCCCTCACGGGGAGGGCTGTGAAGTCGGTCAGGCGGCTGGCTTTTTCAGCGCAGCAAATGCCATTGCCTGCAGGGCTTGTAGGGTCAGCGGCTTGTGAGGATCGCCCGCTGGGGACTTGCGGCTTCGCACGGTGATGTCTGAATCAAGAACATCGATGGTCCCGGTGTCGCCTGCGGATTCGCCGCTCCAGTGGAGGGTTCCGGTTGCCGTTACGCCAAGCGATTTGAGGTGAGCAAGCAGCCAAGTCAGCCAGGGCACGTAGTCGTAGAACTTCTCGTTGCCGTCATAGACGATGTGGTCCAGCGTTTCCGAAGGAACCCACTGCATGTAGCTGCGCGCCGGGCGGTCCTCGGCGGGGATCGTGTCGGGGTCTTCGTTGGCCTCAAGAATCACAGCTGCCTCGGGCAGAGTGAGCGCGCGGGACAGTTTCAAAGCGCCGCTGAATTTCGTGTCGTAGCCCATCGTGTGCTCCAAAGAAAAAGCCCGCGTGGTGCGGGCTGGTTGGAATAAAAAACCCGCCGAAGCGGGGAAGGGCGCTGTGGGGGCGCCGCTGGAGGGAATGAAGATGGGCGATGGCCCCGGCGCTTGGCCGGGACGGTGGGTTACAACGCAGACTTGGCCTTGCGGCGCACATTGGCATCTGTGTCCAGCGTGGAGGGCTTGCCTACGCGCTTGGCTTGCTTCTTGTCGGGGTTCTGCCGGTCCCACTCCTCCATCACCATGGAGGCGTAGTTGGTGCGCTCTGCCACCTTGCGGCGGGCGGTCAGGTCGGTGACTTTCATGCCGCCACCAGTTGGAAACTGTGTGCCCCGTAGCCGTTGCGCTCTTTCCATTCCTTGCTGGCTCTGGCCGCCTTGCCGATGGAGATCACGGCGGCAGTGCTGAGCTTCACTTTCTTGCCCTGGTATCGCTGGCGCAGCACCTTGGAAGCGCAGATGCAGCCCACGTTGAACTCTTCGCCGCACTCATTGCGCACCATCACTGCGCGTGTCAGGTTGGTCTTTCCGCAGCAGTCGCACACCGGGTAATCGCTGGTGCCCGCAACGGTGAATGTCGTGCCTTCTATTGCCATGTCAATCTCCTTGAAAACCACAGCCATGCACGCAAGGCTCTGGTTTTGCCCCGCGTGAGCAGGGCTGCCGGTTACTCAATCCGGCTCCACTGTGGGAAGGGTTAGGCCCAAGCTATGACGCTCTGAGGCGGTGTGCAGTAGGGCGGCTTCTCCTGGCTATCACGGGGTGGGCGCTCCCGCAGCCATCGGCCAACTTGAATCCCATGCCGTCTATCGCGTGGCTTTCGCGTGCTGTTGCTGTACGGCCGGGTTGTCCGGCTCATTGAGTGGTCATGTGTTCTCCTTCGCAGCGCTTGGCTGCCTGGTGGTTAGGTGCTATCGCCCGCACCGGAAAGGGCGGCTCTTTTGTCTCACGCGGTGTGCCCTGCCGCGTCGTCGGCACCTCGCGGCGCCTTCGCTTACTCCGTTTACCCACTTCGGGGACTGGAGACGGTTTCCCGCGCTGCGCGCTGTTGATCACTGCGTGCGGCTATTGCTCATGGTTAGTTTTTAAGGAACCGTTCCGTGGTGACCGCCGATCCGCTCACCCTGTCGCTGCGTTTTGCTGCGATGAGTGTACTTTAGCAATGCTAAATTTAATTGTCAACAGCATTGCTAAATGAATTGCTAAAATTTCTTCACGCCCAATCCGGGCGGGCAACAAAAAACCGCCTCAAGGGCGGTTGGAAGGTTGTTATGGGAAACGACGAATTGCTCTATGAGCTGCGCAGCCTCGAGGGGCATGTGTGGCGCTTGTATTTGGACGGCCGCACTGAGGGGTTCCCTGCAGGCACTCTGGTGTCCAACTTTGCTCTAGCCTGGAATGCGCGGGTGGTCGGGGAAGTGGAAAAGCAATCCGTCTGCCTCGCCGCACAGTAGACCAAGGCTGAACTCATTGTGCGTAGGCTTGTCGCAGGCTGTGGCGCCAAATTGGGTGGCAAGAGCACTTGCTGCTGGTGTGAAGTACATCTCCACGTTGTCTGCGCGCCTGTCGTAGCGTGAGAACAAGGCCCATTCAGGGCGCGGCACGCCGTGAGCTCATTTGAATGCCCTCTCGGGATGGTTGTTGAGGAACTTCCATCGTAGCCCGAGATGGCCTTTCTTTTTCTGGGCCGCACAGGCGAAAAAAAGACCACCTCAGTGGGTGGGCTGACTTGCACTGGTTTCAGTCATGGCGCACAGTCCCGGCATGAACCACACCGATGTGATGCTCAAGATCGTGGAGATGGCGAAGGTGGGCGGTGCGCTGCCGCCGGAGAGCGCCATCGCGCATGTGGCGGCGCTGATCGATGAGCTTGACGTGTGCTCAGACAGCTATGAGCGGGACATGGAACGCCTGGTGAAGATCGGCGCGACGATCTGGGACTTGCACAGCGGGCCAGGCGGGGCCTACGACCCGACGTGGGTGCCTACGTTCTTGCGCCCATGAAAAAGCCACCCGGAGGTGGCTTGCGCGATAGGCGATGTTCCTTTACATGTCATCGAATTTCAACTGCAACTGGTCACCCTTTACTGGAAACGATCGGTCGAGCATTCGCTTGAATTGGTCCCAGTCATCTGCTGCACGCATGAGGCCGGTTACGGCGTGTATGTGTTCGCTAAGAGCTGGATGCCCAACATCCTCTGTAAGCCACTGGTGATGGGCCGCTTTACGACGGCCAGTATCTTCTTTTGGGTTACGCGCTTCGAGTTCTTTTACAAGTCCAGGAGCGAGTCGTTGGTAGACGATATCCATGGTGTACTTTCCAACAACCCCAGGCTTTCCCCCAGATATGGATGGATAGGTCCAGCCGCGCAGTCGGAACATTTCCTTATAAAAGGTGTCAGGGAAGCGCTTCGCCCACTTGGCAAACTCCTGAAGCAGGTACTTGTCGAGCAGTGCAGACAGTGCCTTCTTATCGCGTACCTCTTGGTATCCAGTCGCTTCATCGACAAGCGCCACAATCCCGATACTTGCGAGAGCTCGCACCAGCATGTCTGCGCGCATCGCGATGTGCTCTTGGCTAGAAAGCAGAACACCTTCGTCCCGCGCTGAAAGGTAGACGCGGCACACCTCTGGCAAAAGCTCAGCTGGGTATCCGAACACGCGGGCCCCAGCGGGGGTGACAAATTCAATTGGTGCTGTCGACCGAGAAACTTCCTTATCAATCAACGGCTTAAGGTTTGCTGCTGCCAAAAAAGGAGGGAGGCTGTCGACTGCTGTTCTCACGCCGTGTCCACCTTTTGCCTTGGCGGCACGGCCCAGGACGGTTAGAAAGCTCTCCTGAGTTAGAACGCGAGTTCCATCCTCAAGAACATAGCAGTCGACAGTCAAATCACCGATCTTGAGCGGGCTCTCCTTCGATCCGTAGATGGCTTGCGGTAGCCCAAACTCTTTTGCCCAGCGCAGCCCTGAAGCGCGCTTCGCGATTGCGCGCCGTGTTTGGGGAGTAAGAGATTCCGCTCTAGCCTTGCCTGCGGCTTGGCGTTTTGGATCCTTTGGCAGCATGTTGCTTCCTTTCTTGAGCATGCATGCACAATGTTAATTCAAGCATTCATGCTTGTGCAAGATATTTGCAAGCATTTCAAGTTGGCGATCCTTTGCGCTTTCGCCAGTCCCAAGGCGCCACAGCCTCACCCCGCAGGCCTTCGCGCAGCCCGCTCCAGCTTCCTGCACTCTCTCACATCCACCAGCGTCTTGAACCGGTGGTCTTCCCGAGTGATCCACTGCATGTTCTCGGGCCGGTCTGCGCCGCCTGCGCATAGTGGAGTGATGTGGTCAACGTGGTATCCAGGGCAGGCCCCGCGCGTGCGACCGGTGGCGGGGTAGGGGTTCTCGGCGCGGAAGGCGCGCACCTGGGCGCGGTCGCGGTCGATGCGCGCCGTAGCGTCCAAGCTGGTCAGGGCCAGCAGAATCAGCAGCCAGCGCATCGGTAACTACTCATCCACCGCAAATTGCGTAGTTCGGTGAGCTTTACAGCTTTCGCCCGTTCCAGCACCACACCACGCGACCCAGAATGTCGATGCGGTGGTCCCCATTGAGCACGTCCACCGTCTTCACCGTGGCGTTATCGCTGCTGATCTCCACAACCCCATCCATGCGCTGGCGCACGCGCTTGATGTAAACGCGGTCGTTGGCGGCCATGACATAGACGCCATCAATGATTTTGGGATCTTTGATACCCGTGTCCACCAAAAGAATGTCTCCGTCCTCAAAGGTCGGGCTCATGCTGTCGCCGTAGGCGTGGATAAAGCGGAGGGCGTTCAGCTTCGTCGGCTGCAGGCGCCTGGCCACCCACTGCTCTGACAGAGCGATCTGACCCACCAGGATGTCATCGTGCTGGATGTCTGTGCCTGGGCCCATGCTTCCCGCGTTGGCCAGCAGGGGGACATGAACCACCGGCACGCCTGGCGATGGTGAGGGGCTTAGGGTTTGGACTGTGGTTGTCTGAGCCGCATCAGCTATGGCTTTCGCAAGCCGGGGGCTGAAGTCTTCAACCCGCACCCCTAGGCCAATCGCATAGGCCGTTGCTGCACTCAGACTGATCGGCCGGTGCCCACTCAAATGCTGCGACAGCATGGATGCTCCGCCAGGTACTTTTGCATCCTTGGCAAATTGAGTTTTGTTGCGAGTACCCAAAAGCTCTTTGAGGCGGGCGCCTTCTTGTTCTGGGGTCATGCCTTCATTCATATAGCAATGCTATTTGCATGAGTGTTTAGCATGGCTTGTGTTTTTACTTTAGCAATGCTAAAGTTCTGCTCATGACCTACCAACAAGCCATTCACCAGGCCTGCGAGCAACTGGGTTCGCAAGCAGGCCTTGCCAAGGCGATTGATGTGGCCCCAGCCATCGTGCATCAGTGGCGAAGCGGGGTTCGCCCTGTTCCTGTTCAGCACTGCTTGGCCATCGAACGCGCCACCAACGGCGCAGTGTCCCGCCGCGACCTGCGCCCCGACGACTGGCACCTGATCTGGCCTGAACTGGCCAACCCCGTGCAGGTGGCATGAGCCATGAACTTCCATCTGTGTTTCGTTTTGCATGCCCAGATGGTTGCTTTTTTTTGCCCTGACAGGGTACTCAAATGAACTCAAATGATTCTTTGCCGGTTGAAGTGCCTCTGTCCCAGGGCACTTTTGCCAAGGTCGATCGCGCTGATCTTCCACTGGTAGCGCAGCACCGCTGGCACATGGTCCGATGCGGGCAGCAGCGCTACGCGGCTACCAACGTGCCGAAGGATGGCGGCGGGTACAAGCGGCTGTACATGCACCGCCTTCTGGCAGGCGCCGATGGCTTGTTGGTAGACCATTTCAACCGCGATGGCCTCGACAACACGCGGGCCAATCTTCGCCCCTGCGACTACACCCAAAACAACCTGAACCGCCAATCCGTTCGCGATCTGGCGAAGGGCGTTTACGCCCAAGGCAGCGGATACGTCGTAAAGGCCAAGGTGAGAAAGCAAATGCACTACCTCGGCTTCTTTGCCGATCTTGCGCAAGCAGAGGCAGCTGCCAGCACTCTCTTTGCCGTCTATGGCAACGATGCCCGATTCATTGCCGGCACTCAAGGAGCGCAGCATGTTTCAGCCTGATACCCAGCACGAATTGGCACTTGCCCGCGCGCCGCAGCGGGCCTCAGTGCCACTCGAAATGATCCGCGCCCAGAAGACGGCCGCAGCAGCTTTCACGCTGGCCTGCAGCGTCTCCGGCCTGGAAGACAAGGAGATCTATCTGGCGTTGGGCATTGACGCTGGGTACTTCTCCAACATCAAGAAGGGCAAGGCCACGCTGCAGGCTGATCTGGTGGCCCAGTTCTGTGAGCTGGTGGGCAACACGATCTATCCCGAGTGGGCCGCATTCCAAGTCGGCTGCACGCTGGTGATGATCAAGACCGAGGCAGAGCGCCGCGCCGAACTGGCAGAGCAGCGTGCCCAGGCTGCCGAGGCTGAAAACCGCCTGATGCGCCAACTGCTGGCCGGGAGGGTTGCAGCATGAAGCACAGCCTCCCCCTCAACGCTTTTCAAAGCGTCAGACCACGCGGCCCCGATCTGGACATCACCGCAGCAGCCCCCCGCAAGACCAACCACAGCCGTGCACCCATTGAGGGCAATGTGCAGCAGGCCCTGGATCGAAACGGCCGCCGCACTGTTTCTCTGGCGCCGCGCGCCATGGGCTCTATCCAAATTGAAAGCCGCGAGCAGTCGCAGGCAAGCGCCGACCGGCGTGCTCGCATCAGCAAGGGAGGCACCAAGTGATGCGCACCAGCCAGCACGACCTTTTTGGCGCGGCCCCAGCTCCGCGCAACTTCGACCAGGAGGCATTGGGCTTCTTGATCGCCTTTGCGCGCAAGCACCGTGGCCAGCCATTCAGCGCTGAGCAGGTCACGCTGGCCGCCATGGACCGAGGCATTGCGCCACCTGATTTGCGCGCCTGGGGCTCGATCTTCACGCAAGCCGCCCGCGATGGGCATATCCGCCGCAGCGATGTGCTTTTCTCGCGCTCGCTGGGCAATGGCTCCTTGTCACCAGGATGGGTTACGACATGACCACCACAGATTACGAACTCGCCCAGTTGATCGACAAGCGCCGCGCATTGTCCGCACAGCTTGCCGGCGTAGAGCTGCAGATTGCCATGGCTGTAGGCGACCGCGATGCAGCCCGTAGGCACCTCAAAGAGATGAACGCGCAGACCGAGGCGCGCAAGGCAGCGCGGCTGGCCATGTGCAGCGCCATGGGGGCGCATTGATGTTTTTGCGCTCGGCTAGGGTAGCTCCCGAAAAGGCGGTCTTCCGGCCCGCTCTGCCGATGTGTCTTTTGCCGGGCATGACGGAGATGCAAATGGCCAAGAGCTATTTTGAGAAGCTGAAAGACCCACGTTGGCAGAAAAAGCGCCTGGAGGTGCTTGAGTCGAGCGAGTGGCGTTGTGAGCGGTGCATGGATGCAGAGAACACATTGCATGTCCACCACCGGCAGTATTTCAAAGGGCGTGAGCCCTGGGATTATGAGGTGGGGCAGCTTGCAGTCCTGTGCGAGGAATGCCACGCAGCCACCCACGAAGATGAGGACAAGCTTTTGCTTGCTTGCTCCTATTGCGTTTCGGACGGCCCGTATAGCCGGGACGTGGCGGCTTCTCTTGTGGCTGGTTTCGCGCGGCAAGAGATGAATTCACAGCATGTCGATGACCCCCATACCTACCTTGTTGGGGCCTTGGCTGCCCAGCTTGCTGATTGGCGCCGCGACTCTTTTAGCTGCGATGAACTGGTGGTTTTGACAGATATTCTTCGCACGGACATGGGCGGATTTCGCGCTGCTGTGCGGGATTTCATCAAGTCCAACGCATCGGACGAAAAGCACGATGCCTAGCAGAATCGTCCGCGATGGAATTCTGACAAGCGAGTCTGTGTGCGCGCTGTCATGGGCTGAGGAAGTCTTCTATCGGCGCCTCATGTCGGTGGCAGACGACCACGGCCGGTTCCATGCAATGCCCAAGCTGCTGCGCGCAGCGTGCTACCCGTTACAGATCGACAAAGTATCCGACTCGGACATTGGCAAGTGGACCACCGCATGTGTGGCAGCGGGCCTTGTAAGGGTGTACCCGGCACAGGACGGGAAGCGATACATAGAAATCGTGAAGTTCAGTCAGCGCGTGCAAAGCAAATCTAAGTTCCCAGATCCAGCAGAAGAGCACGGTAATTCAGACGAAGAAAACGCAAATCCACCGTGCTCCACCGTGGACAACCGTCTAGTCGGAGTCGGAGTCGGAGTCGGAGTCGGAGTCGGAGTCGGAGTCGGAGTCGGAGTCGTTAAAGAAGCTATCGCTTCTTCGTCATCGGCAAGCCGACAACTCGATTGCCCTCATGTCGAATTGATTGACCTTTTTGGAAAGCATCTCCCGATGCTGTCTCAGCCGAAGCCAGAGCTTTGGAGCGGAAAGAAGGCGGATGCAATGCGAGCGCGCTGGAAGTGGGTTCTGACGGCAAAGAAGCGCAACGGACAGCCGTATGCGTCAAGCCGCGAAGAGGCTATCGACTTCTTCGACCGGTTTTTTGGTTACGTCTCGAAGAGTGACTTTCTCACTGGTCGAGACGGCAAATGGACCGGATGCAACCTTGGATGGCTGATGACGGAGGCGAAGTTCTCTGCGGTCATTGAGGGCAACTACGACAACCGTGAATTGGAGGCTGCATGAACTTTGAAGATTTCCCCGTGGAAGCCATCCGGTCGATGGAGGCCGAGGCTGGCGTGATTGGCGCGCTGCTGCTGGACAACGGCAGCTGGGACCGCCTGGGCGACAAGCTCAAGCCCGAGCACTTTGCCGACGAGACGCACCGCATGGTCTTTGCCGAGGTGGCCCGCCAGCTGGGCGCTGGAAAGTCGTGCGACGTGGTGACGGTGGCGATGGCGCTGGGCGACCGCTGCAGCATGGAGCAGGTGCACCAGCTGGCCATGTACGTGCCCAGCTCTGCCAACCTGCGCCGCCATACCGACCTGGTGATCGAGCGCTTCAAAAGCCGCCAGCTGCGCGCCGTGAGCACCGAGCTGCTGGAGTTGAGCCAGGACCACAGCACCAGCATTGGCGACCGCGTGGACCGCGCGCAAGGTCAGCTGGCCAAGCTGATCGACGACGCGCCGCGCGATGAGTGGGTGGGCGCTTACGAGGGGATGACCCAGCACACGGGCGTGCTGGAATCGCGCGCTGATGGCACCAACCGGGCCATGCCGACCGGGCTGGTAGACCTTGATGAATACCTGGAAGGCGGATTGCGCCCCGGCGAGCTGGTGATTATCGGCGCACGCCCGAGCATGGGAAAAACCGCCCTGGGCCTGACCATCGGCGTGCACATGGCTGCCGAGTACAGCGTGGGCCTGCTGTCGATGGAAATGTCGCACAGCGAGGTGAATGACCGGCTGACCGCCATGCTGGGCCGGGTGAGCCTGTCGTCGGTGAAGCGGCCAACCCGCGGCGAGGGACTGGCTTGGGATCGGGTGATGGATGGCGTTGACCGCGCAAAGTCACTAAACCTGCATACATCCGACCAGGGCGGTCTGAACATCAACCAGGTCCGCTCGAAGGCCCGCAACCTCAAGCGCGTGCACGGGCTGGATGTGCTGGTGGTGGACTACATCGGGCTCATGTCCGGGATGGACGCGAAGGCCAATCGCAATACCCAGCTGGAAGAAATCAGCCGGGGCCTCAAGACGCTGGCGAAGGAGCTGGGCATTGCTGTGCTGTGCCTGGCGCAGCTCAACCGCAAGAGCGAAGAACGACCAGAGCAGATGCCCATGATGAGCGACCTGCGGGACTCTGGCGCCATTGAGCAGGACGCGGACGTGATTATTTTTATCAAGCGCCCGATCATGGCCAATCAAGACCTGGGGCCAGCCTGGGCCAGCTACGCCAAGCTGAGTGTGGCCAAAAACCGCCAGGGTCGGTGCGGCTACCTGAATCTGAGCTACATCGGAGAGCAAACAACTTTCAGCGAGTGGGTGGGCCCGCCCCCCAGCAAGGCCATTGCAGCGCCGCAGCGCGCGCCACAGCGCGGTATGCGTGATGTGGAGGACTTCTGATGCAGTTTGAAGACCTCACCATCGCTCACATCAAGGACCGCACCGAAGAAGTGGGCGACTGCTGGATCTGGCAGCAGGGAAGCACGAATGGCTATCCGCAAATGAAGGTTCAAGGCCGATGCTGCAAGCTGGTGCGTCGCATGGTCGTGGAGCTCGATGGCCGACCAGCACAGCCGCGGCAACCTGTAGTTGTCACCTGTGGAGAGGCTAGGTGTGTCAATCCGGCGCACTTGAAAGCGACCAGCATCAGCGATGCAGGGAAGCGTGCGGCAGAACGCGGTGCATGGAAGGGCAAGGCCCGCGCCGCAAAGATTGCCCGTACCCGCCGCGCCAATGTCAACAAGAAGCTGGACATGGACAAGGCGCGCGAAATACGCATGAGCACGATTCTGGGCATGGACCCTGGCGCCAATACCGGCGTGGCCACCTTCATTGGCGGCAAGCTGGCGACCCTGGCCACCATCGCCCCCAACGAGATCGAGCGCGTACTGCGCGAGGTGATGCCAGCCCGCGTGGTGTTCGAGGACTCGCGCCTGCAATCCCACACCTGGACGCGAGGCAAGAGCGGGGCGGCCAGCGCCAAGATGGCCCGCAACGTGGGGCAGGTGGATGCCTGGTGCTTCCTCATCACTGCTGTCTGTGGTGAGCTGGGCATTGCGGCCCACGGCGTGAGCCCGGCAGGGAAGGGGGCCAAGGTCAACGCCGAGCGCTTCGCCGCTCTGACCGGCTGGACGGGTGCAAGCAACGAGCACACCCGCGACGCCGCCATGGTGGCATGGCCGTACCGGGGGGCAAAGTGAAAGCCATGCTCATCAAGTCCCCCAATGGCCTAGTCGGAAGCACTCCAGCCGATCAGGATGCATGGGCCAAGTTCAAGCGCCGTTTGGAAACCATGAAGCCCGGCACCTGGCTCCGGATGGAGTGGAGTCGACCGCGCAATGGCGCTCACCACCGCAAGATGTTCGCCCTGCTGCAGCTGGTGGCCGAGAACAGCGAAACCTACAACACGCCCGAGAAGGCGCTGGTGGCCGTGAAGTTGGCTGCAGGCTACTTTGACCCAGTTCCAGACCCGCGCACGGGCGAAATCGTGCCGGTGCTGCACAGCGTCAGCTACGACGCCATGGATCAGGACGCTTTCGAGGTGTTCTACAGCGCTGCGTTGGACGGCGTGCTGCAGGTCATCCTTCCGACGATTCCGCGTGAAATGGCCGACCACCTGATGGAGATGATCGTGGAGGGTTGGGCGTGAAAAGAACCGGCTTCCGTCCCCGAGCACCCCGCCGTGAGCAACGCGACCCAGACCGCCTGCGCGCCATGCCCACCGTCACCCCCGGCGCCTTCCGCGCGCCGCAGCCGGTGGTGGATGCGCCCGCCTCAGCGCCAAAGGACACGCCCATCCGCAGCCAGGCATACCTCCGCCTGGTGGCCCAACTCCCCTGCAAGCACTGCGGAATCTGTGGTCACAGCCAGGCTGCACATGCCAACACGGGCAAGGGAATGGGCACGAAGGCCTGCGATCTGCAGACCTTCCCCCTGTGCGCAGACCGCCCCGGCCAGCGTGGATGCCACAGTTTTTTTGATCAAGGCGCGCTGTTTGGCAAGGAAGCACGCCGCCTGATTGAGCCTGCGTGGGTAGCGGACACCCAGCGCCGCATCAGAGCCATGGGAGTGTGGCCGCCCGGCTTGCGCTACCCGGACCCGTAGAAAAAGAAAAGCCCGCACAAGGCGGGCCCTCCAGATTCTTGCGAACCGAGCACTCGCATTCTACCTGGAGGACCGACACCATGACTACACCTGACATTGCGGCCGATGCAGGAAGCGAAAAAAAGGACCGCTTTGCGAACAGAAATCTGATCTGGGCCACGATTCTGGAGTTGCGCAACTCCGACCGTCGGATTAACCGCCGCGCCCTGGCAGAACTAACGGGCCTGAAGCCGGGCATCGTGGATGATCACGTCGAGCGATGGATAGAAAAAGACCAGCTGCGCCGCGCCGGAATGGGCGAGCTGGAAGTGATTGAGCAGTTCCCCGCATCACGCCCAGTGAGCGTGACTGGCCTGCGCAGTGGCCTGGTGAAGCTGGAGATCGGCTCTGATCTTTTGGAGCTGACGCCGACCGAGGCAAGGGACGTAGCCCGGTGGTTCGCTGGGTTCCTGCATGAACTGGCCCAGACGGATTCCGCAAACAAGGCCGTGGTGCTCTGCCACGAGCTGGCTAAGGAACTCAAGGAGGCGCGCCGGGAGATCAAGGCGCTGCGTGTGCATGCCGGGGTGGATGACGCGCAAACCAAGCAGATGGCACTGCTTGAGTGATTACCCCCCACTCCGGTTCGACGCCAGGACTGGCACCAGGAACACTCCGGGGTATGGCATCCAAACCAGCGGCCCACACGCCCGCACCCCAAGCCACAAAGCCTGCTGCGCCCAAAAAGCCCGCAGGCTCTGCTGCGCCCGTCAAGCGCAGGACGGACTGGGAGGCTGTAGAGCGGGACTACCGCACGGGGAAGTTCACGCTGCGGGAACTGGAAGCCAAGCATGGGGCCAACAACGCCACGATCTCCAGGCGCGCAGCAAAGGGCGGATGGACGCAAGACCTGTCCAACGCTATCAAGCAGGCAACCAATGCCAAACTGGTTGAGTCGATCGTTGCAGCAGAGTGCAGCAGCGCGCAGCAAAACGCAGCAGAGACAGTTCTTGCTGCGGCAGAGGTCAATACCCGCGTCATCCTGGCCCACCGCACAGGGCTGAATCGTCTCACCGAGATCAAGGGAAAGCTGCTCGCACAGATAGAGCAGGCCGCCGAGAACATGGCGGACTTGGCCGAAGTGATTGAGATGGTCCGAAAGCCGGACGAGAACGGCATCGACCGCGCCAATGATGCACTGAGGAAGGCCATGGGGCGCTCAGCCCTTGTGGATGACCTCAAGAAGCTGGCCGATGTGGACGAGAAGGTGCGCAAGGGTGAGCGCGAGGCGTTCGGGTTGGATGATGGCGGCGAGTCCGACGACGAGGCCAAGGCCAGCCGCATGACCGACGCAGAGCGCGCCGTGCGCCTGTTCAATCTCATGAACGGGGACGGTGCTGCATGACGACGCCTACCGTATCTGAGCTGATGGGGAAGATACAGGCCATGACGACCGAGGCGAAGGCGCTCATGGACACCCTGCTGCTAGCTGGCGATGCCAAGAAGTGGGTTCCACAGCCCGGCCCCCAGCAGTCCGCCTACCACTCCAAGGCCGACATTGTGTTTTATGGCGGCGCGGCCGGGGGAGGAAAGACCGACCTATTGATGGGCTTGGCGCTGACTACCCAAGAGCACAGCATTATTTTCCGGCGCGAGGCAGTGCAGCTGACCGGCATCGAAGAACGGATGACCAAGATCCTTGGCCACCGCAAGGGATACAACTCGCAGACTGGCGTATGGCGCCTGCCTGGCAATCGCGTGCTGGAGCTTGGCAGCGTCAAAGAGCCGGGTGACTGGGTGAAGTACCAGGGGCGCCCGCACGACGCGAAGCTGTTTGACGAAATCTGCCACTTCACAGAGCTGCAATTCCGCACCCTGATCGGCTGGCTGCGCACGGATCGCCCTGAAATCCGGCAGCGCGTAGTGTGCGCTGGCAACCCGCCAACAACGGCTGAAGGGGAGTGGGTCAAACGTTTCTGGGCCGCCTGGCTTGACCCACAGCACCCCAACCGCGCCAAGCCGGGCGAACTGCGCTGGTACGTTACGGACGAGAAGGGCGAAGACATGGAAGTGCCCGGCCCGGAAATGGTCTTGGTCGGCACAGAGCTGATGAAGCCCAAGAGCCGCACCTTCATCCCTTCCAGCGTGGATGACAACCTATTTCTGGCCAGCACGGGCTACAAAGGCACGCTGCAATCACTGCCAGAGCCATTGCGCTCGCAAATGCTGCGGGGCGATTTCAGCGCTGGCGCCGCTGATCCCGCCTGGCAATTGATCCCTACTGAATGGGTCAAGGCCGCCCAAGCCCGATGGCAACCGCGCCAGGACAAGGGACCAATGACAGTCTTGGGACTGGACCCGGCCCGTGGTGGAACAGACAAGACCAGTGTCGCCCGCCGGCATGACTGCTGGTTTGATGTGCTGATTTCCGAGCCTGGCATTGTGACCAAGGACGGCCCAACCACGGCCGCATTCACCGCGCCGCTAGTGCGCAATGGTGCGCCTATCGCCGTGGACGCCATCGGCATTGGATCGAGCGCGCTTGATTTCATCCAAGGGCTGGGACTGCTGGTGTATGCCGTTGTAGGCAGCGAGCGCAGCGACCACATGGACAAGGCAGGAACGATGCGCTTTCGCAACCGCCGCGCAGAAATGTACTGGCGCCTGCGCGAGGCGCTGGACCCCACAGCAGAACAACCTATCGCACTTCCGCCCGACCAGGAGTTGCTGGGCGACCTGACTGCCGTCCGATACAAGGTGGTGACGATGGGGCAGGGCGCAGCCATCCAGATCCGTGACAAGGACGAGATACGCGAGGCGCTGGGGCGCAGCCCAGACAAGGGCGACTCCGTGGCCATGACCTTTTGCGAGGGCATACCACTGCTGGACAAAGGCAAGCGCAAGACTAGCTGGCGCGACCGCCTGGGCATCCACTCACAAACCGCAGGATCGGCCCAGGCCGCATAAGACATGGCGACCTTCAAGAACATCAACCAGGCCGTAACTCCGGGCCATGCCACCGGCGAGAGCCTCGACAACTCCCAGGCCATTGAGAACTGGCACCGCTACCTCTATGCCAAGTGGCGCGGCCACCTCGAATACACAGAAATCGCCCGCCGCAACGAGAACATGTACTTGGGCGGCGGCAAGCAGTGGCTGGAAGAGGACAAGAGCATCCTGCGCAACCAGGGCCGGCCGTTCTACGAGTTCAACCAGATCAAGCCGTCGATCAATACGGCACTGGGCTACCAGATCCACAACCGCATGGACGTTGCCTTTCGCCCGCGCGGCGAGAAGGGCGATGGCAATGTGGCCACGATCCTGAACAAGCTGGTCAAGCAGGTCCTGGACAGCACGCAGTTCCAGTGGCACGAAACCCAGATGTTCGGTGATGGACTGATCGAGCAGCGCGGGTACTACGACCTGCGCATGAACTTCGACAAGAACATCAAGGGCGAGATCGACCTGGCTACCTTGGACCCGCGCGATGTTATCCCCGACCCGGACGCCAAGAGCTACGACCCGGACAAGTGGGCCGATGTGATGGTGACCCGCTGGCTTACGCTGGACGAGATCGAGTCGCTATACGGGCGCAATGCGCGTGACCTTGCCGAGAAGTCGGGCGACGAATCCAGCGACTGGGGGTTCCAGGACGGAGAAACAGAGCGTTCGAAGTTCGGCGGCATCCGCTTCCCAGGCCAGTACGACGCCTTTGGCGCCCACGATGACGGGCTCAAGCGCTTTCGCGTCATCGACCGCCAGCGCTTTGTGTTCGAGATGACCGACTGCCTGGTGTTCCCCGAAGCTGGGAACATCGTGGTGATGGACACGCTGTCGCAGGAGTCGATTGACACGGCCTTGAAGGATGGCGCCGTCAAGGCCCGCCGCATGCACCGGCGCGTGCGCTGGGTGGTGGCGACCTACAGCACCACGCTGTTCGACCAGTACAGCCCTTACGACCACTTCACCGTCATCCCGTACTTTGCATACTTCCGCCGCGGCGAGACACGCGGCATGGTGGACGACGCTATCGGCCCGCAGGAGGTGCTGAACAAGGCGGTAAGTCAAGAGGTCCACATCATCAACACCACGGCCAACTCAGGCTGGACGGTGGAGGAAAACTCGCTCACAAACATGAGCACCGAGGAACTCAACGATGTGGGTGCAAAGACCGGCCTGATCGTGGAATACAAGAAGGGCAGTCAGCGCCCCGAGAAGATCCAGCCCAACCAAGTCCCGCCCGGCATCGACAAGCTGATCGCCATGTCCACCAAGGCGCTCAAGGACGTGACGGTGCCCGACGCCATGCGGGGCCAGGAGGGCAATGCAGTCTCGGGCATCGCCAAGCAGGCCGACCAGTTCGCCAGCCAGCAGCAGCTGGCCGTGCCACTGGACAACCTGACTTACACGCGCAACCTGCTGGCCAAGCGCCTGCTCAAGCTGATCCAGCGCTATTACGACAGCTATCGAATGTTCCGCATCACCGAGACCGACCCGGTGACCGGCAAGCCGATCGATTCCGTGCTGGAAATCAACAAGTTCGACCCGTCCACAGGCGCCTACGTCAATGACGTGACCGTAGGGGACTATGACGTGGTGATTACCGAGCAGCCGATGCAGGTGACGTTCGAGAACAGCCAGTTCCAGCAGGCGCTGGAGATGCGTGAGAAGGGCGTGGCCATCCCGGATGCGACGGTGATCCGCTATTCCAACCTGGCCGACAAGCACCAGATCATGGACCAGCTCGCCGGTCAGCAGCAGCCGCAAGACCCTAAGGCAAAGGCAGGTGCTGAACTCATGGCCGCCCAGGCAGAGAAGGTACGCGCGGAGACCGTCGAAGTGCGAGGCCGCACGATGTACAGCGCCATGCAGAGCGCCCAGGTCGTCGTCGCAGCACCGCAGACCACTGCAGTCGCAGACCAGATGCTGGGCTCGCAGGGGTTCGAAGACCAGGACGCAGGGCCCGCAGTCGCGGCGCTTGCCGGAGGTGTGCCGGCCGATGCTGCACCGCCCGGGCTAATTCCTGAGAACACAGACCCACTCACGCCAGCAAGCCCTGCAATTGGGTTCGCTGACGGCATCGAAACGCCAGAAGCCGATGGCATGCAACCTGGGGTTGGCCAATGAATATCTACATCGACACCGAGTTCAACGACTTCGGCGGGGAAATGATTTCCCTGGGCATGGTGGATGAAACCGGGCGCGATTTCTACGCTGTCCTGAACTGCCAAGACCCTTCGCCATGGGTGGCAGCCAACGTGATTCCCGTGCTTGGGCAGCCTTACGCCTCTCTGCGAATGCTGCAGCAGCGCTTGCAGGCCTGGCTCTCCGCATATCGGACGGTCCACATCGTGGCCGACTGGCCGGAGGACATCGCACATTTCTGCCGAGCCCTGATTACTGGCCCAGGCATGCGTCTGGACACCCCACCGCTGACGCTCGAAGTGCGTCGAGACCTGAACAGCGAGGCATCGGCCATCCCTCACAACGCGCTGGAAGACGCCCGGGCGATCTGGAGCTCGGCACAAAAGACCACCACTGAAGAAGGAAGACCATGACCACCTATTGCGGATCCCGAAGAGTTATTGGCCACGGCGAGGCTGACATTTGCGGCGAAATGGGGCCGGGCGGCGTGCATCAGTGCTACGCCTGTCAGTTGAAGGACCACAAGGCCGAGGAAGTCGCAGGCGCTGCCAACTCTGCCCAGGACGCTCTGGTGAAAGCCATCGCCCGCGTGGCGCATGAAACCGTGGCCGCACACAACTCAGCCTACGGCGACTACACCACGCCGCCGTGGGAGCGACTGGCCGACAAGGACAAGGACCACACCTGCGCCAAGGTGGCGGCGTTCCTCAACAACCCTGAGTTGCACGCAACCGCACACCACGGCACCTCCGTGGCCTTGCTGACCGCCAGCCAGCGCGCGGCAGCCTACGTTTTCCACGGCGTGGTGCATGCCATCGCCCGCGAGCAGAGCCGCGACTGACCTTCATTAATTGACCAACCACTGGAGAGCAACACCATGAACATCCGAGAACTCAAGCGCCGCCTGCAGCCTTACAGCGGTTTCATGAAGTCAGCCGAGGACGACGGCTCCGACCTGGGCGGCGAGGTCATTCAGGTGACCAATACCGGAGACGCCGACCCAGGCGATGACCAGGAAGACCGTGGTGACACCTTCACCCCGGCGGCCGATGCGGACGGCGCCGATGCTGGTGGTGGGACAGACGCTGCCGGAGCTGGAGCTGGAACTTCAAGCGGCGCGGGCGATGCGGATGGCGCTGATGCCAAGCCCGACGCCACGAAGCCATCCGCACGCATCCCAAAGGCCCGCTTCGATGAAGTGAACGACCAGCGCAAGACGGCACTGCGCGAAGCCGAGGAGGCCCGCCAGCATGCCGCCGATCTGGCGCGCGAGCTGCAGGCCCTGCGCCAGCCAGCGACTGCAGCAGCCACAGTTCCGGCTGTAGCAGGCTTCGATGCCGACGCCAAGGAGGTCGAATACACCGAGGCGCTGATGGAAGGCGACACCGCCAAGGCCACCGCCATCCGGCGCGAGATCAATGCCCAGCTGCGCCAGCAGGCTGTGAAGGAGGCACGGGAAAGCATAGAGCGCAACATGTCGCAGCGACAGCAGGAAAGCGCCTTGCAGGCCGAATCTGTGGCCTCCGTGGAAGCCTATCCATACCTTGGCACCGAAGAAGGCGCCGAGGCGCTGGAGTTGATCCTGGCCAGCCGTGATGCGCGTATTGCTAAGGGTGTTCACCCTGCAACGGCTCTGCGCCAAGCTGTAGCAGCCATTGCTCCGCGCTTTGCCCCCCCCTCGGGTATTGCTCACGAAACACCAAAAACCGATGCTCGTACCAGCAACGCAATGGCGCGTGGCGCTGCGGATTCCAACCTGCAGCCGCCCGCAGTCCAGGCCGGTATCGGCAGTCGGGCCACGGCCGGACGGGTCAATGTCGAGACGCTCAATGATGAGCAGTTCGACAACCTGTCCCAGGAAGAAAAGAAGCGTTTGCGCGGCGACTGAAGATCGCCACAGGGGACGGCGGGGACTCACCCTCCCGCCAGTCCCCGGTTAATCCGGGTGCATTCGTCCAGATCAGACGGTAAAGGATCGGCGCCTTGGCTGCCTCAAGTCATGTCTCCGCTATTGGCTGCGTAACGCCTGAGTTTCGTAACCCAATTCAGGAGAATGGCAATGGCCTTTACCAATTTCGCGGCCCTCACGCCGCAGCAAAAGATCGTCTGGTCCCGTGATGTCTGGGCCGCTGCGCGCGACCAGATGTTCATCAAGAAATTCATCGGCTCTGGTGAGAACGCTGTCATCCAGCGCATCACCGAGTTGACCAAAACAGAGCGCGGCGAGCAGGTGCTGATGCAACTGGTGGCCGATCTGACCGGCGACGGCGTGATCGGTGACAACGAGCGCGAAGGCAATGAGGAAGCGCTGCAGTCCTACAGCCAGATCATCAACATTGACCTGCTGACCCACTCGGTGCGCAACAAGGGCAAGTTGGCCGACCAGAAAACGGTCATCAACTTCCGCGAAATGGGCCGCGACCGCCTGGCTTACTGGCTCGCCAACCGCGTGGACCAGCTGGCCCTGTTGACCCTCTCGGGCATCAGCTTCAGCTTCAACAACGATGGCTCTGCGCGTGCGGCCAGCCCATTCCCCAACCTTGCCTTTGCAGCGGACGTTACGGCGCCCAGCTCCAAGCGTGCAATGATGTGGAACGGCACAAATCTGGTGCCTTCGGTGACGGGCAACATCACCACCGCCTTCATCCCAAGCTACAAAATGATCGTGGATGCGGTGGCCTACGCCAAGACCCACTACGTCAAGCCGCTGATGGCCGGGGGCAAGGAGTACTACGTCATGTTCGTGCAGCCGGGCACACTGGCCGCACTGAAGAAGGACGCCGACTACCAGCGAGCCGTGACCAACCTGGCCCTCAAGTCGGGTGAGGACAGCCCGTTCTTCACCGGTGGCACTGTGACCATTGACGGCGTGGTGATCCATGAGCACCGCCTGGTGTACAGCACCAACGGCCTGGCTTCTGGCTCCAAGTGGGGTGCCGCCGGCGCTGTCAATGGCTCGCGCTCCCTGCTGTGCGGCGCACAGGCGCTGGGCATGGCTGACATCGGCGTCCCCGAATGGAACGAGAAGCTGTTCCAGTACGGCAGCCAGCAGGGCATCAACGTGGACAAGATGCTGGGCCTGGTCAAGCCAAAGTTCTATTCGATCTACGACAAGTCGGTCGAAGACTTCGGCGTGCTGACCATCGACCACTTCCTGCAATAAGCAGCCCCGTGAGGCGGGGCTCGCCGCCCCGTCTCCTTGATCCACCTCATTCTTCAAGGAGCCTCCATCATGGCCATCGTCAAACAATCCGCTCGCCAGCACGTCGAGTCGGCCCTTCTCACCATCGCCTTTGGCGACCCAGCCCTGTACGGCACTGCCGAGAACGCCATTGAACTGCCGCCCGGCGCCGAAGTCGTCGGCGGCGAAATCGTCGTGGACACGGCTTTCAACAGCACGACCAACACCCTGACGCTGGGCGATGTCACCACGGCAGCCCGCTATGCCAATGCGGTGGACCTCAAGACCGCCGCCCGCACGGCACTGACCCTCACCGGCTTTCTGACCACCACCACCGAGCGCTTCATCCAGGCCAATCTGGCCTATACCGGCGCTGCCCCTACCGCTGGCTCTGTGCGTATTCGCGTGGACTACGTGGTAGCAGGCCGCGCCCTCATGGCGTGGGGCACGGGCCGCTAACCGCTTTCTCAGTGGTGGGCCCTTCGTGGCCCTTTTATCCCGGAGGTTTCACCGCCTCCGGGTTTTTTGAACCAGAAAAAAAGGCAGCACCATGATTTTCCGCTCCCCGAATGCCGAAGACCTGAACATCGCACTGACCAGTGGCCACACCTGTGTCATCACCCCCGCAGGCAACGATGTGCCGGCCATCTTCCACCGCGAAGCCATCGCCCGCGGCGCATTGCCAGGCGGCATTGCCGTCGAGGAACCCAGCTCCGAGCCCGTGTTCAACCGGCACCAGGCCATTGTCGATGCGCTCAACCAGATGCTGGATGGCGGCGATGAAAACGACTTCACCAACCATGGCAAGCCCGACCTGCGCAAGCTCAATGGCCGCCTGGGTTTCCAGATCGCCCGCGAAGAAGCCGACGCGGTATGGTCTGAATTGACGGCAGCAAAATAATGAACGTCGCTGACTTCATCGCCACGTTCCGCCGAGAAATGGCGGATGCATCAACGCCCTACATGTGGAGCGACGAGGACATTGCCGCGTATCTGGACGAGGCGGTGAAGGAAGCATGCGAGCGTGCTCGCCTGATCGAGGACAGCACCACGCCGGCCGTGACAACCTTGGCTGTGCTGGCGGGGCAGTACAGCTACACCCTGCATCCATCCGTCATCGACCTCAAGCGCGTGACCTACAAAGGCAAGGCACTAACACTCTCCAGCGTCGAGGCCGAGGATCAGAACGAAATGACCTGGGAGAACCGCACCGGAGCCGAGCCGCTGCGCTATATCTACAACGGCATGGGGACATTGCGCTTGGTTCCCATCCCAACGCAGCCATTGACTGTGCAGCTGACGGTATATCGGCAGCCACTGAAAACGCTGACGGCAGACATCGATACGGCCATCCCAGAGATCCCGGCAGTCTTTCACCCGCGCCTGAAAGCATGGATTTACCGCTGCGCCTATCTCAAGCAGGACGCAGACACATTCGACAAAAGCAAGTCGGAGGAGTTTGAGGCGCAGTTCGAGCGCGCATTCGGAACCCGCCTTGACGCCAACATGGCCCGCAAGCGCCGAGACCGTGCGCTGCCAGTGGTGCGCAGCAATTGGTAGAACCCCCCCGGTCTGGGTTGAGCCATCAGCCTGCCCGCTGAATCATCGGCGGCATGGCCACCAAACCCCAAGCAATCGGCCCATTCCCATTGGGGATGGACACCCGAGTCCCAGATTTCAGCCTGACACTTGGGCAAGGTGCTGGTCACCTGCTGCGCGACGCGCTGAATGTGGACGTGACCGAGCAGGGGACGATCAAGACGCGGCCTGGCTACACGCTTGCGCAAACTGGGACAGATTGCCACTCCATGTGGGCCCCCGTTGGTGGGGCCTATGCGCTGTACTGCGACGACGGCGTGATCTGCCGGCTGGATGTATCCGGTGATGGTGCCGTGACGCGGACGACCATCGAGCCCGGCTACGGAAGCGCGACACCGGTGCGCTACGCCCAGGTGAACGAGGCTGTCTATTTCACTGACGGCCTGCGCGTCGGCTCCTACCACCCATCCATCGGACCGACACCCATCTGGGCAGCGGCCATGCTGACGACGGTTGGCGACCAGCAGCTTTCTCCCATGCCGGCTGGCCAGCACATCGCTTACCACTTCGGCCGCCTGCTTGTAGCTGTCGGCTCTGCGCTGATTTACAGCGAGCCTTTCACGCCCCACCTGCGCGACGAAGCCAAGGGCTTTGAGCTTTTCCCGGAAGCGATCACCTGCCTCGTCGCGGTGGAGGCCGGCGTTTTTGTGGTGGCCGGAAATACCTTTTTCATCGCGGGCGGGTTTCCAGCCCAGACAGTGCGCGCGGTCCTCGATTACGGCGCTCCCGACCAGCAGGCAGGCAACCGCCCGGACGGCGGGGCGCACTGGATGAGCGAGCGTGGGATTGTCTCTGTCTCCAAAGACGGCGAGATCGCCAACCTCCAAGAAAAGCGGGTGGCGCTCGACGCCTCTGGTGCCGCTTCCACCTTGTACCGACGTGCGGGCGGCATGGAAACCATCGTCGCGGCCCTCTCCGATCCCAGCAGCACAAGCGCGGGCGTTGGCTCTTACGCCCAGGCGCGCATCGTCAAAAAAGGAACCTGAGTATGTCCTCCACCATCCGGCCCGGATTCATCTATGACCTGGCCATCCGCTCCAAGGCCGACGGCCGCATCCTGCACATCGAGCGTGGCACGCCCAACCGCGTCCCGGTCGAGGGGCTCAACGACATGGCGAACTGCTACCTCAAGGGCAGCGCCGCGCCGGCAGCTTTCTACATTGGCCTGTGGACGGGATCGCACATCCCCAACGGCGACGAGACGGCGGCAAACCTGGCCTCCATGGTGTCCGAAGCAACCGCCTACCTGCAGACAGGGCGCCTTCCTCTGGTGCTCGGCACCGTGGCCAACGGCGCTGTCTCCAACGCCGCTTCTCTGGCGCGCTTCGACATGCAGGGCACGGCAACGATCAATGGCGCATTCCTCAGCACCGTGCAAGCCAAGGGCGCAGACACGGGCAAGTTGGCCTCTGTCGTGCGCTTCGCAAATCCACGCACCGTGGACGACACGGTGTACCTCGAAATTCTCACAGGTTTTCAGTTCGTCTCTCTCTAAGGAGCATTCACCATGGCACTACTTGCATCCACTGGACTGCGCAATAAGGTTCTGGACACAGCATCGGTCAAGAGCATTCTTGCCGGCGGGTTCATCCACGTCTATTCGTCCACAGTCGCCGACATTCCCGCCACGGCAGACGCGGCCATCGACCCGGCAAAGCACACCAAGCTGCTCACAGTGTACGGCGACGGCTTCTCGGCGGGCCTGAACCTCGGCACGGCCTCGGGCCGCGCCATCGGAAAGGCAGCCGGCGAAACCTGGTCCGGTCCTGTGCTGGCCACCGGCAACGCCGTGTTCTTCCGCTACGTGGCCGCGGGCGACACCGGTGCGCTCTCGACCACGGAGGCGCGCTACCAGGGCCGCTGCGGTACGTCTGGTGCGGAGCTGAACCTAAGTTCGTTGGCCCTGACCGCTGGCAACACCCAGGCTGTGAACTTCGCTTCCATCAGCCTGCCGGGGTAATCCAATGTCCATCGTGGTTGCGCCCGGCGGTGCCTACTTCTGGCTGCATTCCACGGCTGGAGACAATGCCCGTGGGCAGTCGATCTCCCACAGCGATGCTGTCGCCTCCGTGGCGGCGGTTGGCTCAAGGGATGTCGCGGACCTCGCCGTCCCCGCAGGCATAGGCACACCGGCGCTCCTTCCTGGGCATCCGAAGAATGACAGTTTCAGCGGTGGCGCATCCAGCATCACCGTTGGGATGACCTATGACAACGGCATCTGGGGCGATGGGACGCCTCCGTGGCTGGCCAGCGAATTCATCGTGGAGCTTCAAGGTGCAGCGGCACCAGACTTTGTGGTGCTCCCGACTGGATCTCCAGCGCTGCCTTTTTCTGTCCATCACTATGTCAGTGCGGACGGAGGGCAGAGCATCACCCTCAGATCTTCGGTGGCTGGCCTCTTGACGGGCCTTGAGCGAATCAAAATCTGGCGCGCAACCCTGGTGCCAGGAACGCCACCAGCCCCATTCTGGACCAGCTTCATCGGTTCCCACGAGGCCGTCTGATGCTCATCAACGATGACACCCAGGGCCAGTCGGGAGCGAAGGAGCGCGACCAGCTCGACGCCATGCTGGCCGTTGGCAACGAGTTCATGACTTACTCGGACGAGACGAGCACGATCCAGCGCTCGGGCGAGTTCGTGCGCATCACCATGGACAGCGCTGCGGAAACCAAGCCGCGCTTCCTGCTGCTGCACGAGACATCGGACGTGTACCGGGTGGACGGCGACACGATGACGATCCTGGACGACGGCGAGTTCTACGGCCTGCCAGCGACCGCTAAACTTCGCCAGCGCACGCGGCTCATGCTTTCCAATGCGGACCAGGACACCGGCGCCGACACCGAGTTCAGGCCCCTGCGCAGCGCGCTGGACTTGGTACGCATGCCGCGCTACACGCAGTTCCACACGCCTCCGTTCGCGCGCCGGCTGTACGGGGTGCACGACTCCAACTACACGGCCATCGCCGGGAAGCGGCGCCTGTTCCCGCAGCCAGACGGCAAAACGCTGGTGGTGCGTGACGTGGTGGAGCGGGGAGGGCGCTACTACTACGGCCAGGGCAAGGCTTCGGCTAACCGAGTGCGAGCGCCCCGCGTCTCGCGCATCGAGGTCATCGAGCTGGACGAGCGCGGAAAGCTGGGCAAAGTGCCCGTGTTTTCCTTCCCGGTGCATAGCGGCCTCGGCGTGGACGCGACGGGCAAGACGCTGCAGGCCGGTCCTTTCGCCTCTGATGCGAGCCTGCCCGTGGCGGACGACCTCTATGTGTACGGGGCTGCGGCTGGCGCCCTGTGGGGCGACGCGCTGAGCCTCACCGAATCGAACGCGACCCCGCTGGGTGGCGACGCGGGCGACACGTTCGCCTTCTGCGAGCCCGCGGTGGCTCCAAAGCCCGGGGCGGGCGCAGGAACCTACGTGTCCATGATCGCGGTGTATGCGGGCGACGATGACGTGCATGACCCGCAGAGTTCTGGGCCCTACCGCCTGACGTGCAAGCGCACGACGCCCGCAGGCGATACGGTAACCAGCAAGATCACTTTCCAGCCCCTCGCGGCGTACCCCAACCACTACCTGGCTGCGCGCGGTATCACGCTGCTGCGCACCAGCCCGACGAATGCGTTGCTGCGCGTGATCGTGCATGTGATGCAGTCCGGCGTGCCAGGAAGCCTGTCGTCACTGGCCGGCGACGTGCTTTTCTTTTGGACGCAGGACAACGGCGCCACATGGACCTACCAGCCCGTGGTAGCCGGGTTCCCGGTGCACACCTACGGCGCGCTGCTCGTGCGCGACGCCACCTCGGTGCTGGTGCTGGGTTCGCCCAGCTCCTACCCAGCCACGGTGCCGGTGTGGCAGATCACGCCGGCAGGGTTCAGCGCGGTCACCACCATCCCATACGCCACTTTCGCGGACGGCCTGATGGACCCAGTGTCGGGTGTTCGCGTGCCGTATCTGGCGTTCGGCTTCGGCGGTGCGGTGTACCGCAAAACGCCGGAAGGAACCAAAAAGCGGCTGTGGATGCAGTTCGACCCGCAGTGGATCTACAAGGACGGCCTGAGCTACGTGCTGGACTACCCCGGATCGCGCCCGATCATTCTGGTGTCGGACGACAACGGTGCTACCTGGGCGCGGCGCCTGCTTCCCACGAAATGGGCATTTTTGGCCGGATTCGTGGTGAGCGTGGACAGCTCCACGCTGGCGGTCCCCATCTATGCGGCCCGCAAGGAGCATGGGAAGCCTGTGCGGGTGACGGTGTACCTGAGCCGCGACGGCGGGGAGACGTGGAAGCCGACCAGGGCGTCCGGCTCGATGCCGATGGAAACCTACGCTGACGGCGACATCCTGATCGGCGAGGACATCATCGGATCGACGCCATCGACGCAGCGCAAGAGCCAGGACGTGGCCAACTGCTGGCTTGAATACAACCGCGGAGAGCTGCACCCCATGCAGGTTCTGCGCGACTCCAAGGGAAATTTCGCGCGCTCCAACCCCGCCCGCCCGTGGATGGTGGACACCACCGTGAAGGAGCCGACCTATGGCTAACACGCTCATCAAGGATATTTTCACGGCGGCTCCCGCTGGCGCGTCAGGCGGCGGCTCTGGCGGCGGGAGCGGTGGAGGATCGACCGGCATCCCCGGCGCAGAAGCCGGCGGCGCGTTCCCGCCGGAAGGCTCCGTGTGCCACGGCTCGATGCAGCTGGCCATCAGCGATCTTTTCAAGGGCTACCAGACCTCTGCGGTCCTGACCCAGGACGGCAAGCGCGTCATCCTGGCGATCGGTCCCTCTGGAGACGTGTGGCAGATCAATGGGGCGGCCTGTGTGAACGGGTATGTCGTCCTCGACTACACGAAGGTCCGCTCTGGCGGGCTAGCGGCTGGATAAGGAGGCCACCGTGCCCTGCGTTACATCGACCGTCACCGACTACACCACGACCCCGACCTCATACCGCCAGGTCACCACCTGCTGGCTGGACACCGGCGGTGGCAGCGACACATACCGCCCACCCACGGGCGGCGGAAGCCCAAGCAGCGGTGGCAGCTCAGGGATCAGCACGGGCCCGGGGCCTGGGTTCGAGTACGACCCAACGAATCCCACGGGGTCGGTGGTGGTGGCCGCACCGCCGCCACCAGACACACCAGCCGCGCCGGCGCCGACCGACGCCAGCATGAACTTCGGATGGAACAGTGGTGCGCACAGCGTAGAGACACTGCCGAGCGACTGGGTTGGGCGCATCGTCTTTGATGTCCCTGACGTGCAGGGCGCCCGCCCAGGTGGTGTGGCAATCGGACTCGCCCCAGTCTCCGCGCTACCGGTCTCTGGCCGCAATGGATACGCCCACCTGCGGTATGGGCTGGTGTTCACTGCCGACGAAGTGCGGGTGATCTCTGGCGGCGCCCAGGTCGATACGGTCCCTTACGTGGACATCTTGGGCGCCCGGATCGGTGGTTACACCGACGAAGTGGAATTTCTGATGTACGGATACCGCTTCGCGCTCAAGGTCAACAGCCTGTACCTCCACGCTGGTGCTTTCTCCATGCCTGGGTCGTATGCCCTGGACGCAACGCTTTTCACGGCGTTCGACGCGGTGGACAACCCCGCGTTCATCCCCGGAGCGTTCGGAGAGGACGGCGTTTTGAGTGGACTGATGTCGGGGTTCTCCATGGTGATGGACGCCTACACCGACTCCAGCCTGGTCCTGCCCATGCAGGGCTTTGCCGCGCAGTTCTCTGAACTGGCGACCTGCAACCTGTTCGGGGAAATGCGCGGGTTCCGCATGGATTCAGGGGTTGGGGAGGGCATCACGGGCACCATGGGGCCTTTCTCCATGGCCATGGCCGACACGGCGACCTACACGACCATGGTGGGCTCCTTCGGGCCGTTCGGCATGGTGGCGGGCATGAGCGAGCCCGACAGCGGCGTGGGCTACTCGGTGCTTTCGGCATCAATGCAGCGCTTTGGGATGTCGATGACGTTCGCGCCAACGGCCAGCCTGGAGGCCTCGATGCGCCCGTTCGAGATGCGCGCATCGTCCGAGTCATCGTATTCCGAGCTGCTGGCGCCGATGCAAGGTTTCCGGCTTCTGGCCTACGGCGGAGAAATGACGCCGCTGGTGCAGGTGATGGAAGTCGTGGGGGCCGGAGCCGACCTGGTGCAGTCCACCTACGTCACGCTGGCTGTCATCGAGCGCATCGACGGGACATCCACGGCGGTGCTGTCGCTCACCATGACCGCGGACGCCGTGGAGCGGATCAGCGCCGAGAGCGAAATCTCCGCGCTGCAGACCTATCTGGCCAGCACCATGGAGCAAGTCGGCGTGCTGGAGCGCGTGCGCGTGGCGGTCCTGCGCGATGCGGGCGGTGCGCCAGGGCCGGCTATCGACGACTCGGAAGCCTGGGTGGTGAACACCGCCTCCAGCGCCACGACCCGATACGGCAGCTATGGATTTAATAGCTTCGCAGCCTTTAGTGGAAAGCATTTCGGCGCAAAGCCAGACGGTGTGTACCTGCTTGAAGGCGCGACGGATGCGGGACAGGCCATCACCTCGGGCGTTTCGCTGGGCCAGCATGACTTTGGCACGCAGGCGCTCAAGCACATCAGCGCGGTGCACGTTGGTGTCTCGTCCCAGGGGTCCATGTTCCTCAAGGTGGGTGACGGGACTTCCAGCTACACCTACCGCGCCCGACGTGTGGACCCGCACATGAAGGTGCAGCGCTTTGACATCGGACGCGGTCTGCGGACCAACTATTTCACGTTTGAGCTGACCAACGAGAGCGACGCCTTCGAGCTTGACTCCGTGCGGTTTGAAGTGCTGGCCAGCCAGCGGAGGATCTGACATGGCGAACGGACGCGCACTCCCATCCGCATTGTTGTTCGACTGGCTCCTGGGCCGGGCATGGAACATGGCGCTCGTGAGCTACGCCAACGCGGAGCGGCTTGGCTCCAATGGGCTTGGCGGTAGTGGACCCCAGGAATCCGGCATAAGCATGGGTGGCGGCGCGCCGTCCATCGAGACATTCCTGACCAAGTACGCCGGCGACGAGCCTGCCGCCTTGGTAGTAGCCCACGACCGCATGCTGGAAGGGCAGATGAAGGAGGTGGCCGACAAATGGTCGGACGAGTTCCAGAAGATCATCACGCTGACGGCGGGTGTGGGGCCTGGGTTCACCGCGGCGGTTGACTGGCTGAACAAGGTAGCGAACGGCCAGGATGGCCTCGGGTATCTCGGGTACAACCACCGGGCGGCGCAGGCCGACTCGTTTGCCGCCCAGGTCGAGTCCGGCGTGAACCAGCGCGGCCTGCCCATGCCCCCAGGCGGCATTGCCGCATTGCGCGGTGTGGCGGCGCGCGAGGCCGTATTGCTGGTGGCCAGGGCCAAAGCCCAGATGCAGGCCGACAGGGTTGCCGAGCAGCACAAGCTGCGCATAGACGCCGTTGAGGCGCTCATCAAGGCGCGCAATGAGGCGCTGGACGCAACCATGGACTACGTGTTCACCCAGGTGCACCTCATGTTCGACGTGTTCGGTCGGAACAACGACTACCTGACCCGCCTGCAGCGCGAAGAACAGTCGATCAAGGCCCGCATGGACATCCGCTCTGCAGAGCTGGCGGGATGGGGCGAGCGCATCCAGACCACAGACGACTCCCGCGCAGCCGCCATCCAGAAGATCAAGTCGGTGACTGCTCGCTCCAACACAATTGACGAGATGACGGCCGAGTCGCACATCAAGCAGCTCCGGCGCTACTCATCGCGCGCCGCCGCGGCACTGAACAGCGCAGGGGTCAGCGTGAACTCCACGGCGCAGGAATCCAACACTATCGACGCGGGAGCATGAGCATGGACATCCCTTCGACTGGCATCGCAGCACAGGGCATCTCTGCGGCTATCGTCTATACGGCCATCGACCGCATCTCGGAGATGATCGGTGTGGCCGACGAGGCGATGCGCGGCAACATCGACAAGGAGATCAACGCCGTATTGCGCGGAATCCCTGGCAGGCCGGATGCCATGGACGCGAACTACGGCGGCGAGTTCTACGCAGCCAAGTCCGCGCTGGCCAAGGCGGACCTGGCTGGCAAAACGCCCGACATCGACCGCATGCCCCTGTTCCTCGACAACGCGGTGGGTTCCTTCTTTGAGGACTACCTCGCCAAGATGGACGCGCTTTTCCCGGGCCTGGGCGCGGCCGGGGCGGACGCCGATGCATTCGTGCGCGCCGCGCTGGCTTCCGCCGTGGGCGTTTCCTACAACGAGCAGGTGGACAGCACACCGGCAAACACGGCGTTTCTGCTGGCCCGCCGGCAGGCCTATGCCCAGGAGCGGCAGGTACTGGACGCTGCGGCATCCGCTGGGCACCGATTCGCCCATGGCCAAGCTCTGGAAGGCCTGGCCAGGATGCACGGTGGCAGTGTGGCCACATCAACTGAGGCCATCACCCGGGCGCATGCCGAGAGGCTCGCGCAGGAGCGCGCGGAGAAAATGCGCATGGCAACAGCATCGCTCGATGCCAGCATGCGCCGGGTCCGAAAGATCCATGAGCAGGTGGCAGAGTCGTTCAAGCTCAAGCTGCGCGCACGCGGCATGTGGATCAATGACCAGAACCAGGTGGTCGATGCCTCCAACAACATCACGGGGATGAACGAGCGGTTCTATGCCCAGACGGCCGAGCTGATGCGCCGCACAGCCACGCGCCGGTTCGGGCTGGATTTTGACGAGAGAGCGTCAAAAGACCGCGCGGAAGTCCTAGGAAAGCTCAAGCTGGCCAATGCGAGCGAGGTGGTTGACCTGTTCGGGAACATGGTCACCACGCTCATGAACCAGGTCAGCGCAAAGGCTGGATACAGCGGCACAGAACGGGATGGGACGGATTGGGACTCCATCATGGCATAGACCCCCCGTAGGGTTAGACCAAATGCGCGCGAACGGTGAGACTGACATAGATCGAATTTCGAAAGGCTACCCATGCACGGCTTCCAGCCCAATGCCGCGCGCCGAATGGCGCAATTGCCATCCCCTGAGCAGAAGCGCTATGCAGATGGTGGCACCGTCCCATACGGCGCACGCGGTCTGGCAGGACTGCGCGACCTTATCCCCAAGGTGCAGGCCATGGGCTATCCACAGGCCGCCCAAGCTCAGGCACCTGCCGCACCATCGGCTTCCGAACGCCTGCGGTCGATGATCCCCCAGGTGGAAGCCATGGGCTACAAGCAGCAGCCGCAGTACCTGGCGCGCGGCGGTGTGGTGCGCGGCCCAGGCACTGGGACCAGCGATTCCATCGAGACCGAGGCCGAGCCCGGCACGTTCATCATGCCGGCCGACAGCACCGAGACCATCGGTCCCGATGCGCTGGAGAAGCTGGGAACGGTTCCGGTGAAGTTGAGCAACGGAGAATTCGAGTTCCCGCCCGAACAGGTCATGGCCTTGGGTATGGCCGTGCTCAAGCTGCTCAAGGACACCACCCACGAGCCGGTGCACGGCGAGGACGGCGGCCAGACTGATGAGGAAATCGGGGAAGGCGCAGCCCATGAGAATGCAGAGGCCGCAGCGGGCGGCGTGGAGGACGACACGGAGGAAGAGGGCCTGTGCTTCCGGCCTGGCGCCCGTGAGCGTATGGCCCAGATGCCCATGGCGTTCGCCGATGGCGGTCTGGTGCAGAACGACATCACCCGCATTGGCAACAGCTACAGCGGGGGCAATGTCGGAGGCAACGTGACGATCAACGGGCAGGCTGGCGCAGGGACAGTCAGCTCTGTTCCTTGGACGAATCCTGCAGCAACGGCCCCTTCGGCTACGTCAGCGCCAGCGGCTACACCGACGGCGGCAATGTCGGCAATGTCTGCAACGACTCCAGCGCCTGCCCCAGCACCAGCGCCAGTGGCGCCCATGGGCTGGGCAGAACGCAATGCCCAGCGCAATACCCAGGTGACGGCCAGCTCCATCTTGGACAGCCCGGAGCGGCGCGCAGCCCAAGCTGCATTGGCAGCACCGGTGGGATTTCAGTCGGCTGAGCAGCGGCTGGGCTCCTACTCTGACCCGCGCAGCTCGCTGTATGACCCCAATCCCTATGCCGCAAACAATGCCGCGAAGCTGGCTGCGCCTGCGGGCTACCAGCCTCGGCGCTACGCCGACGGTGGCGTTGTTCAGGATGACTTGGCCAAGCGCCTCGAGCAGACACCCGTCGGTGGGCCTGTCGGTTGGACGGGAGGCGGGCGTTCGGCTGCATCGGCCCCGGTGGCTGCTGCGGCCGTTCCTGCAGCGGCGCCTGCGGAAGCACCAGCTCCGGCACCATCTCCTGCGCCAGCTCCATCCGGCGCCCTGAGCCGCGCCGCTTCCTTGGCAACGCCAGCACCAACTCCAGAGACAGCAACGCAGGCTTTGAGCACGCTGGCAACCCAGGGGTTCACCCATAGTGGCCAGAGCACGGGTGCTGCCGATGGTCTGGCGCGCCGTGGCGCCGCAGATGCCATGGCGCTCATGCCAAATGCGCCACCACCCGTCCAGGCACCGGTGATCCGCAACAGCACGAACGACTGGGCGGCACGCAAGGCTCTGGAGAACCTTGCCACTTCAGCATCCAGCATCACGAACGACCGGCGCTGGGGCGGAGAGGGCGCGAAGTCGCAAGATCGCCTCGCGCTCCAGCAGGCGCAGGCCACCGACGCGGCCCTGCAGATGGCGGCACCGCGGCTGGCCGAGTCCGCCATGCGTGAGCAGGGAGATACCCAGCGTGCAGGCCTGAGTCTCTCTGCCGCAGCAGCCAACGGGGCCGCCGATCGTATGGGAGCGATGGACCGCACGCTGATCACCGAGCGCGGGAACAACACGCGGGCTGGCATTTCGGCGCTCGCTGCAGTTGAAGCGGCTCGCACTAGGGCTGAATCTGCAGGTGGGAAACCACTTGCCGGGCCAGTGCTCAAACAACTTACGGAAGCGCGCGACAACGCTGTAACCATTGGGAACTTGAACAACACGTTCAAGCCGGAATTTGCCAATAAGGGGATTATGGGTGTCGGAGCCGATCTTTCGTTGATGGGCAAATCGGTTGTAGGAATCGACAAAGATGCCGTGGACTGGTGGAAGAACTATCGCAAGCAGGCGGAGCTGACCGAGCGCCACGCGCTTTTCGGTGCATCCTTAACCCCTGGCGAACAGGATTCATGGAGGTCCGCCGATATAGGCCCAGGCATGCACCCCGATGTAATCAAGAAGAACCTCGCAACCCGGGCCGCGCTGTCTTCGAAGATTTTCGGTAACACGCGGCAGGATCTAATCGACGCAGGGCATAGCGAAGAGCGGATTAATGCGATTGCTAACCGGGAGGCGGGCGCGTCAGCGGCTCCAGCAGTGGCCAACCCGCAGCCAGGAAAGCCCGCGGCGGCCGGGGCAAAGCAGCCAGCTAATCGTCCATCCTTGGATACCTTCTGGAGCAAGTAATGGCCACATTCGATTCTGATGCTGCACGCAAGGCTGGATATTCCGATGCAGAAATCAACGATCACATGGGACAGTCTTTGGGTTTTGATGTGGCTGGGGCGCGCAAGGCGGGCTACTCCGATGCTGACATTGCCGGGCAACTGCGGACGCCGCGTAAACCGGCGCCAGGCGTTTCCGAGAGTTTCGGCATGGGAGCGCTTCGTGGCGCCAAGGACGTGATTGACACTGGCGCCCAGCTCTTGGCCACAGGCTTCGACAAGATCGCAGGCACCAGCGAAGGCCAGCGTGTGGCAGACATGAATGCTGCCGGAAAGAAGGAATTCGACGCCCAGTACGGAAAGGACAACACGGCGGCCAGTCTGGGAAGGGTAGGGGGCCAGATAGTTGCCACATTGCCGGTGGGTGGCGCGCTGGGCGCCGGGGTGAAGGCTGCCGGTGTTGCGGGTATTCTTCCCAAGGCAGCAATCCCGCTGGGCGAGGCTATCGCAACAGGCGGAATGCGTAGCGGGCCACTTGCGGCAGACGCATCACTTGTGGCAAGGGCAGCTGACATGGGCGTAAGGATGGCAGGTGGTGCTATTGCTGGCGGCGCATCCGCTGCTCTTGTGGACCCAGACTCTGCGGCGCTTGGTGCTGGTATCGGCGCAGCACTACCGCCCTCCCTTGCCGCTGCTGGCAAGGTAGGACGTGTGGTGGGCTCTGCAGTCGCGCCATTCACGCAGGGAGGCAAGGACAAGATCGCCGGAAGTGTGTTGCGCCAATTTGCAACTGACCCCGACGCGGCGCAGACCGCGTTGCGCGCTGCGCCCGAGGTCGTCCCAGGATCTGCACCCTCTACCGCTGCAGCGGCCGGGGATGTCGGATTGGCAGGGCTGCAGCGAACTGTCATCAACAGGAACCCGGTCTTGGCCGCAGAGCTTGCGGAACGCGCCACAGCTCAGAACGAAGCAAGAACCCGAGCGATTGAGGCAATTGCTGGTAACCGCGGAAAAATCGCTGCTGCGGAGGAGGCGCGCAACCTTGCGACGGGCGCGATGAGAGAGGCGGCTCTTGACAGGGCGGGGGATGTGCCAGCCAAAACATTGATCGGAGGAATCAACAGTCTGCTGGCGGACCCAAATAATGCGGGGCTTTTGGCGCAGCGTGCTCTGCGTCAGTTTCGAGGGCAGATTGTTGGCGCATCGAAGAATGACGCAATTAATGCGAGGGCACTATACGCAATCCGGAAGGACATCAATGATGCTCTCGGAGGAAAGCTACAGGGAGAATCAGGCAATCTGAAGAACGCTAGATCGCAACTGATCGGTTTGAAGGACATGATCGATGAATCCATTGAAGCAGCATCTAATCGCGTTGCACCATCGGCAGAGCGTGGGATTGCCAGTGCGGGCGAGCGCGGGATGGCGCCCCGCCAAGCAGGCACGGCCTCTGCGGATAACGTGACTGGCGCGCAGCCTGCGGCGTCGTGGCGGGAGTACCTTCGGCAGTATTCTGAGCAGTCCGTTCCAATCGACCAGATGAAAGCCCTCGAAGATGTAATGAAGCGCGTGCAGACGGGAGCGATGGATACACGCGGCAACTTGGTGATGAGCAGTGCGAAACTGAACAACATCCTCAAGAATGAGGGGGACGATTTGGCGCGCACTCTGACGCCGGAGCAACTGCAGACGCTCCGGAACGTGCAAGCTGACTTGAATGCATCTACCCTGGCCAGCACCGCAGGTAAGGCGGTAGGCAGCAACACGGTGCAAAACCTGGGGAGCGACCGGTTTCTTTCTGAGGTCGCAGGCAAGCGCCTGGCCGGGAGTGGCCTGGCTCAGGACACCCTTGGGAGGGTTGCCGGGTTCGCTGCCAAGCGGTCAAACGCAGCCATCGAGGATCGGCTTGGAGAGGCGATGCTTGACCCAGGCACCGCTGCGCTGCTCATGGAATTGGCGAAGCGGCCGGATCTGCTTCAGCGGCTGGGGCAATCCCAGGGGGCTAGTTTGGCGGCGCGGGCGGCGCCTGTGCTTCTTTCAAATGGGCAGCGGTGATACATTGCACACAGACAGACTGGAGAATTCTGTGGACGATTTTCGCGAATCACAAAGCAAAGAGCTGAAGGAGCTTGGGCATATCGCCCTCAACACAAGCTTGTTGTCTGACCTTCTTGAGCAGGCATACCCTGTCATAAAAGACAGAGTAGAAATTGGGTTCGCTGATTTAACTTCCGAGGTGAAGTCGGTTCGCGGCACCTTGCAGGCGATCTTGGTCGCTCTCGTTGTGATCGCCATCATCCTTCTGATGAAATGACCGCCTTCCTATGGTTCAAGGTCGGCTGCTTTGTGGCCCTTGTGCTCTGGGAATTCGCCAAGGGCGTGATGCAGGGTATTCGCGCTGGGCGTTGAGCAAACTCGTTCGGCTACCTAGGGCAGGACTGTAGGCGCTGGGAGTGCAGCGACATTGCCAACGCTGCTACGCCCGTGGCGAACTTTGCGAGAGGATTCTTGCGGCAGTAATTTTCAACCCAAGATAGCGCCTGATTCGAGCTTACAGCAGGGAAAATCTCGCAGGTATTTGGTGTCAGCATGTTGTACGCCGACTGGAACCCTGATACGAACATGGTGTACCCGTGCATGGCGTTGACATATCCGGGAGTGCCAAATCCGTAAGTCTTCGCTTGGGATATGGAATTTACGAACTCTGGGCATTCGACGGACCCAACGCCACCCCCGTGATAATACTTTCCCGCACTGTCAGCGGAATGTGCGACTGAGCATGCAGCAATCGCCGCTGTGCAAATGATCTTCATGGCGAAGCGCATAGTTTCCCTCCTGCCCCAACTCTAGCAGGGCAGGAAGGAGCAGGGCGCCTCACTAAGTCAGGGGTGACTTAGCTGGCGGCGGGGCGCATTCTTGCTACGTGCGACTCAGACAACTTCCGCTGAGCAATCTGGAGCGCAATCTCGGCCTCTTTCAGCTTTATCTGGGCTCGCTCTGCTTCGTCAAGCGCCGCCAAACGCCGCTCTTTCATTTCACGAGCGGCTTCAGAGCGCGGATCTATCTGCGAATACCCGTGCTCTTGAATCACCAGTGCGTCATATCGCATGCGGGCCCTGGAGAACTCGTCCCGCGCTTGAGCTACGTGGTTCTGGGCCATGTGGAAGTCCATCTGCGCGATGGATATATCAAGCATGGAATTCAGATCCTCATGGTCTCTCGCTGGGAACACCGAAGCCGCAAAGCTCGCCTCAAGGCGGGCGACGATTTCAGCGTTGAACGTTCTGGTGTTGGCTTTAGCGGCCTGGTGTATGCGCGCATGAAGTTCCGGCGGCACACGCAGCGCCGTGCGGATGTAGTCGTCTTGAGTAGCCATTGGCTACGAGTTTAGGTCATGGCTTCAAAATAAAGTTGACATCACTTTGAAGCCTGGCATAATTTTGGACAGCTTCAAAGTGAAGCCAGAAAGGATCGAAGATGCAAACACAAACGCAGATGGGAAGCCTCAAGCCCTTTGGCCTGCGGATACCGGATGAGATGAAGGCCTGGGCCATTGGGCAGGCCAAGAAGGAGCGCATGAGCCTGAATTCCTGGCTCCTACGACTGCTGGACGAGAAGCGCGAGGCACAGCATGACGACGCAGCGCACTGAAAAAGGCGAAGCCCCGGTGATTGGACCCACCGAGGCTTCAGGTGAAGCAAACCCTCTACAAAAGGAAAGCAACATGGCAGATTCTACGCAACACAATGCAACCCGCGCAATCACCGTGCCGTTTCACGGCGCGGACCTGTATGTGGTTGAGCACAACGGCCAGCCATACACCCCAATGAAGCCCATCGTCACGGCAATGGGGCTGGACTGGGGTAGCCAATTCCGCAAGGTTGCAGCCAACGAGGCGCGGTGGGGTGTTCTCGAATTGAGAATACCTTCGACGGCAACTGTTGTTGATTCGACAATAGTTGGGTCTGCCGATGGCAAGAGCCGGGAACTGACGTGTATCCCCGTGCGCAAGGTGGCCGCATGGCTTGCCACGGTAGAACCTGGCAAAGTCAAGAACCCAGACGTGCGCGCCCGCGTCATCCAGTACCAAAACGAGTGCGACGATGTTCTCTGGCGATACTGGAATGATGGCATCGCAATCAACCCGCGTGCGCTGTACTCGGTGAACCCAGGCGATGTGCTGACCAAGGCCGAGGCCGACACCCTGCGCCAGACGATTGAGGGCATGGCAAAGAAACTGTCTGCCGACACCAATGTGCAGGGCAAGTTCATCATGCAGGCGTGGTCGAAGCTCAAGAGCCACTTCCATGTGAGCTACCGTGAGATCCCTCGCCATGAGCTGACCGAGGCCATTTCCATCGTCAACCGCCACACGGTTGAATGGGAGCTGGTAGACGAAGCGCCAAAGGCTGGCACCGTGCAAGAAATCGTTGCCGACTGGGTGAAGAAGATCGAATCACCCAACGGCTACCCAGCCGTGTTGTTTGAGCCGATCGTCGAGGCAGTGCAGCGCAAGATCGGCCATAGCCAGCCTGCCCAGTCCGACGCAGCGCGCACCAAGGCCGCATTCGATGCGGCGTCACAAGCCGCCGCATCAGTTCAAAGCGCGGTGTTCAACGCCGTTCTGTCGGGCAACGATGAATGGAAATACAGCCGCTGGGTGCTGGCCTTCATTGACGACAGCGCCAAGGGTTCTCCGGCCTACGTGCGCCAACTGGAGCATGGCTCATTCACCACCACCTGGCCCCGCTTGGTGCGAGATGTGGGAACTGGTGAGTGCATGAGCACTACCGCCGAACTGCTGGACATGGCCTACGCCTGCATGCAGCGCCTGGCCCAACGCGGCGCAACGACCCGCCTGGCTGCGTAGGCAAGGCTGTCCAAAAGGCAGGCCCTCAAACGAGGGCCCTGTTTAACCCCCGTGGGGTTTGGTCGAGATTGCTGGTCAGTGCACTATCCACGCAGAAGCTCTTCGCTTTCTGCAACTGAAATTACGCCAACCATAGAGAAAGCCAAAAATGGACAACCAACAGCAAACCATCCAAGGGGCCGACCGTGAAGTCCCAGCCTACGTCCTCATGTATCAAGCAATGCAGGAGGCGCAAATAAAGTTGCCGTCAAATCCCGCAAAACTAGAGCCTTGTCAGGATGGCCCAAAACCCCTGGCCCAGCCATAATCTGGCCTAGCAGTTGGTCATAGTAAGTCCGCACCTTTTCAGGTTCTGGGTGCGCATAGATCAGTGCTTTGATGGCAAGGTGAGCAACGGAAACCTGCAAGTCCAAGACTTCGACTTGGCTCAGGCGAGCTACCGCTTCAAGTGCCGCCTTCTGCTCAGGTGTTTTCATGGGGAGCCCTCTCGGGAGAAAGTTGGGGAACTTTCATCCTACCCGAGGGGGTCCCCCGTGATGTTCTGGATGTGGCGCTGGGATTTAGACTGCTCTTTTCCCGTTTGGCGCAGCAACGACCCCCCAGTAGGGTTCGACACCACACCCTGCAGTCAGAACACTGCAGGGCATGACTACCCCCGTCAAGCACAAGATCACTATTTTGCAGGGTACGACCCAGCGGATTCCGCTGTCGCGTCAGTACGTGCCCTATGCCATCACTGGCAATGAGTGCGCGGGCTACAAAAACGCCTGCACCGGGGCGCCAGTCCCGCCCACCGATTTCCACGACGAGGACTACACGGGCTGTGAAGCCCGCATGCAGATGCGCGCGGAGATCGACGGACCGGTGCTGTGGGACATGTCCACAACCAACGGCCGCATCGAGCTGAGCGGCAAGACGCTGACCCTGGTATTCGACGCGGTGGATTCCTCGGCTTTCACATTTCACGAAAGCGGCGCCATGGGCCAGGTCGAAGTGACCCGCCCCAACGGTGACGTGGAGCGCCACTACGCGCTGACATTCGTTCTGGACCGGGAGAGCACCCTGTGAGCCAGAGCGTGTTGGTCCGGACGCCGAACACCACTGCGGTGACCGTAGTGAATGAGCGTGCGGTGGTGGTGTCGCGGCCGGACCCGTTCTCGACTGTGGTTATGCGCGGTGTGCCCGGAACCGGCGGCGCGAGCGGTGCCCTGTTGGCGGTTAACCGGCTGAGCGAGTTCGACACAGAACAGAAGAAGGCAGACGCCAGGGCAAACATCGGTCTGGCCGTTATCGACGGCGGAACATTTTTCTAAGGAGTGGCCACCATGGCACGCATTCAACTCAAACGCGGCCTCAAGGCCAATCTCCCATCTACCGGCATGCTGGCCGGTGAGCCAATGGTCACGACCGACCGGGGCACGCTGCACGTTGCAACGGATGCATCGACAAAGATTCCGGTGGTGCCTGCAATCGACGATCTGGCCACGCTGGCGGCTATTTCCGGCACCGATGACCTGCTGATAGTGCACGATGCCAGCGAGGCCGCAGGCCAGAAGGAAAAGAAGATTACCTTCAATGCCTTCAAGGCGGCGCTGAACATCCCTGAGGGCACTGCAGATGAGAAAGTTGCTGTGGTGTCCGGGGGAACGAGCGGCTTCGTGTGGGGTACGGACGGTACCGACGGCGTCATCCGCATGAACTCCAGCCTGTCCTGGACGAAGGATGCAGGCAATGCCTTCGTCACCCTGGCCGTGGGCGACATCGACTGCGGCACGTTCTAGGGCGCAGCGATGCCGTCCCTCAAGATCAAGCGCGGCACACGGGCACAGCTCGATTCCGCTGCTGCGGCCAGCGGGCTGAATCAGGGCGAGCTGTACCACGTCACCGATGAGTCACGGATTGCGGTGGGAACCGCAGCAAATGCCTACAAGGCCATGATGCGCGAGGATGATCCAGTCGTTGCCTCGCAGATTCACGCCGCCACCAGCAAAGCCACGCCAGTCGATGCTGATGAGCTGGGCTACCTGGACAGCGCAAGCGGCTTTGGACTTGTCAGGATGACTTGGGGGAATTTGAAAACGTGGCTGAGTGGATTGTTCGTCGGCAAGACTGGTGCTCAGACCATGGCGGGTAACCTGAGCATCACAAAGCCCGATACAACCGCAGCACGAGTACAAACACAAAACACGTTTGGGTCGGGAGTGTCCGGCATGGGTGGGGTAAACGCCTATGAGGTCGGGTCCACGAGTTCAACTCCGGTACATATTTATGCAGGCGGCCTCATACGTGCAGTGGTCGATCCAACATCCGGCAATCTCACTATGTCGGGCGGCGCGCTTGGCTACGGCCCCGGCGCAGGCGGTACGGCGACGCAGCCGACGAGCAATACCACGGGGGTGGCGCTCAATAAGCCCAGTGGGCAAATCACCATGTCGGCGCCTATGGCGGCTGGCGCGACTGCTGTTTTCGCTGTCAACAACTCGTACGTCACACAGCAATCCGTGATCGCGCTAACGCTTGGTCCGGGGCTGGTTGCCGCTTATTCGGTGGAAGCTGACATGAACACCGGCTATTTCCGCCTCTACGTCCGCAACGTCCTGGGCGCTGCAACGACTGCGCCCGCCGTAATCAATTTCGCCGTGCTTGCTGGGAGTGTGACATGATCCTCAAACAACTAATCAAATACACCAACGCACCAGCTCTGGAGGCAACCTGGGTTGATGAAAACGATGTGGTCATCAAGTGCCACGCTTACAGCAACGGGCAGATGGACATGCTGCGCGCAGACCTCGGGGCAGATGCTGTAGAGCATGAAGCGCTGATTGCTGAGATTGAGGCGACGTATGTGCCCACTGCAGCACCATCACAAGCTGAACTTGATGCAATTGTCTCCGCTAAGATCGAAGCCCTCTGGCAAGCCGCAGACAAATACACGTCCAGCTACATCAGCGGCGTGGCCATTGGAATTTTGACCATTGGCGTCATGCAGAAAAAGCCTAAAGCGCTGGCTGTCAGCGCATGGTCATCCTCGGTATGGACTGAATACTACGTACGCAAAGCACTGGTGACTTCGAACAGTGCAGACAACCACGATTTTTCCAGCTTCGGTCCAATTCCATATTCTGTGCCTGAACTGCAAGCAGAGGCAGGACTGTGAACGAACCATGGACCGGTTAGATCCTTTCGACCCTGTCGGAAACCACATCTAAGCCGTATCCCCCCACTCTGGTTCGACCGCACATGTTATGCCCGGAACACTCCGGGTTCATGAAAACAGAAACCATCGACACCCTTGCCACGGCTGGCAGTCGTACCACCGGCGGCGGCGCTGTCGTTGGGTTCCTTGGCTGGCTGGCATCTTCCCAAGCAATCGGGCTTTTCGGCATTGGAATCGCGTTGCTTGGCGCCTTGGTGAGTTGGTACTACAAGCGCGAAGCAAACCGCCGCCAGACTGACGAGCATGCCTTGCGCCAGCAGGAGCGGCAGATACGCATCGACATCATGCGCGCCAGCGGTGTGATTCCACCCACCAGCGATACCGACCTAGGGCGCCTGGAGTTTGACGAATGAGCGCGAATATCCAGCCAAAGGTGATCTGGGTTGCGGCCCTGGGCGGTTTCGTGACGCTGCTCTCACCTGCGCTCATCGACCATCTGCAGCAGTGGGAAAGCGGCAAGGCCCGCGTGCTGGTCGTCTATGCGGACAAGCTGGCCGGCGGTATCCCGACCGTGTGCAACGGTCTCACGCGCCACGTCACCAGCACACCGATCGTCGTTGGCGAGCACTGGACCGACGAGAAGTGCGTGGTGGAAGAAGCCAATGCCCTGGAGCGTGTTCAGCGCGCTGTGCTCCCCTGCTTCAAGCGCCTGCCGCCACCCAGCGTGCTCGACATGGCCAGCAGCCACGCCTGGAACCTGGGCGCCAGCGCCACCTGCGGAAGCGGGGCCATGGCCGCATGGGCCCGTGGTGAGTGGGAGCGCGGGTGCCAGCGCATCAGCCGCGGCGATGACGGCACGCTGGTCTGGAGTTTCACAAGCCGCATAGACCCCAAGACCGGAAAAAAGGTCTTCACGTTCGTTCAGGGCCTGGCCAACCGGCGAGCCGACGAGACGCAGAAGTGCGGAGCGGATCTATGAGCGTCATCCCCTTTAAACGCCCAGAGCTGGAGCAGCAGCATGGCGCTGGCCAGGCCTTCTGCATTGGCTGCCGTCACGAGTGGGCCGCAGCTGCGCCCACGGGCACAACGCAGATGGAGTGCCCAGCCTGCCACGCCCATTTGGGACGCTGGAAGTTCGAGTTCTACCCGGCCGAAGGCCAGATGGTCCGCGAGTGCGGCTGCGGAAACCAGCTTTTCTATCTCACGCCGGACGGCCACCTGTGCGCCAACTGCGGCATTTATCAGAGGTACTGACCATGACAAAAGACAAGAGGCTGTTCATCACCATTTGCACGTACCGCACGCTGATCGTCCTCGGGGTAATTGCCTGCTTACTCGTTCCGATGGTTGGCTGCACTGTGGTCCCCGCCAGCACCGCCCGCAGCGCCTGTGAACTGCTGCAGATCGCATCTGCCGAGGCTGACATGGCCCCGGCCTGGTATGTCGAAGCCGGCGACCTGCTGGAGTCCTGCGGACGGAAAGGCGCGAAATCGGAAGCGGCAACGCGCGCCTGCTTTGCCGAGGCGCGCAACGGATACCGCGACAGCAAGGAATGCGAGGCCGCGCCATGAACCCAATTCTGTTCGCCATGTGGTGGTACTGGTGGAGGGGCTTGTGATGTTCGACAAGCTCAAAGCCTACGGCGCCATAGCTGCCGCCCTGGTGCTGGGCACCTTGCTGGTGGTGCAGACCGTACGCCTGCACAGCGAACAAATCGCGCACAAGGATCTGCAGGCCAGCACTGCAAAAGCCACCCTGAAACGCTCAGAGGCAGCCCGCGCCGACGAGGTAAAGACCGCCGGCAAGGAATCCACCCATGCCCAGGACACACAGGAGAACTCCGATGCCTTCACGATTTCGCAACCCGTGCGCGATGCCATTGCTCGCGCTGATCTTGCTGTTGCTGAGCGGCTGCGTCTCGGCGCCGAGCGCAGAGCCGCCACTTATCGCGCGCAAGCCCAAGCCGACGCCGCTTCCCGCAGCGATCTTGCAAATCGACTTGAAGCCTTCGACCGCCACATTGTCGAGGGGGCAGCAGTGGTTGCAGAGCACAGAGCAGCTCTTACCAAGCGAGACGCCGAAGTAGTCCTGCTGCGCGGCCAGATTGACACCGACCGGGCGCTGATGGAGCCCTGACAGAACCCGCCCCGGCCGGCTGCCGGGTCAACACCCTGAGAACACAATGACCCAATTTCGCAAGAAGCCTGTCGTCATCACGGCAATCACCTTTGACCAGCTCGTGGCCCACGGCACGGAGCGATGCAAGGCCGAAGGCCGCGAGTCGAACATCGTGAATGGCATACCATGGTCGTTCAGCTACGCGGGCCAACCGATTACCCACGAGAACGACGACTGCTACCTGATCCCCACGCTGGAAGGCACCATGAAGATGGGCCGCGATGACATGCTCATCACTGGAGTGAAGGGCGAGATTTACCCTTGCAAGCGCGACATTTTCGAGGCGACTTATGAAGCAGTGCCGGATGTCGCCAGCAATGAAAGTTCGCATGACTGGCGCCATAGTTCCTCGTATGGCGGGCAACTCTGTGCCGATTGTGGCGCCGTGAAGGGCTCTCGCCGGGGTGGATTGGAATGCCGCGACCCACATGCTGGTGTGACGCCTGTCGCGCTCCCCGTGGTGGACCCCGGCCAAGACTCCCTGGAACGCGAGATCCAGGCAAAGGCCAGCAATGGCCCGAGCGTGACTACTTCGGGCATTGAGGCCGAGATCGCACGCGAGCACTTCTTCACCGCGGAGCAAGGCGCATCCCATACGGATGCTGTGGCCAAGCCCTACGACTTCGGTGATACCTGGGCATCGAGCCGCCTGGACGCCGTGACCTTCTGCGTGCTGGTGCTGCGCAACGGCACCAAGGTGGTTGGCGTCAACTACGGCGCCATCGACCCGGCGCAGCACAGCACCGAGCGCGGCCGCCAGGATGCGCGCGCCCAGGCCGTTGGCAAGGTGTACGAGCTGCTGGGCTTCCGCCTGCGCGACGAACTGGCCCGCCCGGTGCTCACCGATGCGGATGCCGCTGCGGATCTTGCCGGCACCCCACGCCCAAGCCAAGCAGGAGCGGGCAATTGATCCCCGGTGCACTGGTGGCCGTTGCGGCCGTGGCGATCATTGGTTACGTGGTGTCTCTTTCATTGGGGCGTAACCCTTCCCGCGAGTTGCTGACCATCGCCGTCATTGCCCTGTTCGCGTCCTGCACCACCGCATCCCATGAACTGCCAAAGGGCAGCCTCGTGAATATCGAGGTCAGCCGATAGGGGCAACCACCCTTGAGATTCCCCGCCACGGCAAGGGGCCACCGCCGGTAGCCACGGCACCACTTTCTGGAGATCCATCATGACCCGCTCCCGTATCCTGTTTTCCGCTCTCGCCGCCGCTTTTCTGGCTGCCGCCTATTCCGTGTCCTACGCTGCAGACCGTGTGGTGTCCGCCGTGAGCTATGGTTTTGACTGCCTGCTCAGTGCCTGGGTGGAGCCCTTTAAGCCGCAGGCCAAGGCACCGGGCCAGGAGAAGCCGCGCGTGGCGTTGGTAGCAGCCAAGGCGTTCGTGCTGCGCGTGCTCAAGCGACGACCAACGGTGCATCCTTCCTGGCGGATGTGCCCGTCGATCTGATCTGCTGAATCCAGTTCGCCAATGAAAAAGCCCGCGCAATGCGGGCTTTTTTGATACGCAAGATCACATCTTCAAACGAAAGAATGCGCCCTAAATAGCTGATTGAACATACAGCTTTGCGTATCGGGAAACGGCCTGCAGACCGCATAGATACTGGATTTGCAGAACAACTTAGAAGGCTATTGCTCTATCCAGTTGAGCTACGGGCAGCAGACGGCGCTGAGCATCTGGCAAACGGCGCCAAGGCGCTGCCAGGCATGCGACCTGAGGGGGTGGATCATAACCCGTGCCTTGCGTGGCCTTGCCCGCTCGGGGACGGGCCGGGGGCTTTTTTCACCCTCTGCGGAGAATGCCGTTATAACGGGGCCATTGCCCACCCACAGGCCACCTGGCCGCATGCACCATGCCGCACAGCGTCAACCTGATCAACACCATCGCTGCCGCGCTGGGCCTGGCCCTGGTGCTGGGTTTTGCGGCAACGCGTGCAAGGCTGCCGGCGCTGGTGGGCTATCTGCTTGCGGGCGTGGTGATTGGCCCGTTCACGCCGGGCTTCGTGGCCGACGCGGCCATGGCCAGCCAGCTGGCCGAAATTGGCGTGATGCTGCTGATGTTCGGCGTGGGGTTGCATTTCTCGCTGGGCGACCTGCTGGCGGTTCGCAAGATCGCCGTGCCGGGCGCGGTGGTGCAGATTCTTGTGGCAACCGCGCTCGGCACGGCGGTGGCATCGTGGTGGGGGTGGCACTTGGGCGCGGCCCTCGTCTTTGGCATTTCGCTGTCGGTGGCCAGTACGGTGGTGCTGCTGCGGGCGCTGGAAGCACTGGGCATTCTGGACACCTACACCGGCCGCATCGCGGTGGGCTGGCTCGTGGTCGAGGACCTGGCCATGGTGCTGGTCCTGGTGCTCCTTCCTCCTCTGGCGGGCAGCCTGGGCGGCGTCGCGGCGGCGCCGGGGGCGGCCAGCGTCTGGTCCACCCTGGGCTGGACGGCGTTGCAGGTGGGCGGGTTTGTGGCACTCATGCTGGTGGTGGGGCGGCGGGTGTTTCCGTGGGTGCTGTGGCAGGTGGCGCGCACGGGTTCGCGCGAACTGTTCACGCTGTGCGTGGTGGCGGCGGCCGTGGGCATAGCCTTCGGGTCTGCGGCGCTTTTTGGGGTGTCGTTCGCGCTGGGGGCGTTCTTTGCCGGCATGGTGATGCGCGAATCGCAGTTCAGCCACCGTGCGGCGCAAGAGTCGCTGCCGCTGCGCGACGCCTTTGCAGTGTTGTTCTTCGTGTCGGTGGGCATGCTGTTCGATCCGTCCGTCATGTGGGAGCGGCCCCTGCAGGTGCTGGCTGTGGTGGCCATCATTCTGGTGGGCAAGTCGCTGGCGGCTGCCGCGCTGGTACTGGCGCTTCGCTATCCGCTGCACACGGCGCTCACGGTTTCTGCAAGCCTGGCGCAGATTGGTGAGTTCTCTTTCATCCTGGTGGGGCTGGGCACGTCGCTGGGCCTGCTGCCGCGCGAAGGCGCCAGCCTGGTGTTGGCGGGGGCCCTGTTTTCCATTGCGCTCAATCCGCTGGTGTTCCGGGCAATGGCGCCGCTGCAGAAGTGGTTGCTGGCGCGCTCGGCGCTTGCGCGGCGGCTCGAGCAGCGCGATGACCCGTTGGCCGAGCTGCCCAGCACCACGGACGAGCGCTATCTGGCGCGCCAGGTGGTGCTGGTGGGGTACGGCCGCGTGGGGCGGCGCATCGCAGCCGTTCTGGCTGCGCACGACATTCCGCTCGTCGTGGCAGAGCACAACCGCGAGGTGGTGGAGCGGTTGCGTGCCAGGGGCATTGCGGCCGTTTTTGGCGATGCGGTGGACCCGGCCGTGCTGGTGCAGGCCCACATTGCGCGGGCCTGCATGCTCGTCATCGCCGCGCCCGACACGCTTGACGTGCAGCAGATCATCACCACCGCGCGCATGCTGAACCCCGCGATCGAGACGGTGGTTCGCAGCCGTGGCGAAGAAGAGGCGCGCCGGATCGAGAAAGACTGCGACACGACGGTGTTCGTGGGCGAGGAAACGCTGGCCCAGGCCATTGCGGGCCATGTGCTCGCCCGCGCCGCAACGCGGGCCGCCCGTGCCACGTCGTCAGGTGGACTGCCGGGATCGACCTGAATTCCGGAGAAAATTGGCTGTAGCGCTTATGCAGCAAGCGCCATGCGCTATTGTTTTTGAACGGATTGCCGGGCACTTGGTTGCGTCGCCAGTGTGCACACCTGTGGGTGGCCAGAAGAAATTCGCACGCAACGCTGTGGGAGGGGCGTGCGGCGGCAGGGCAACAGGGGGCGCCTGCGGTAACGTTTTTTGGTCGAATCGTGCTGCAGCGCTTATGCATCCGGCAGGGAGTGCTCTTGTCTTTGATGAGATGCTCCCATGCTT